AGATTATGAAAACAATGACACCTGAACAGAAGAAGTTTTATGAAAGGCCATTTGATTAATACAGGAGGCACCTTCGGGTGCTTCCTATATTGATTTCCTTTCTTTTTTTTTTTTTTTTTTTTTTTTGTTTTACTATCTAGGCATTTAGCCTAGCAGAACTAAATATAAGAATAACAAATGCTACAGGATATTATAACAATAATAACAGTATCCGTAATAAGATGTGTATCTTTATCTGTAACAGTATTTTTGTCAATCCTTGTTTTTATGTCAGTTATACTGATACCTGTTTTAATTTTTAAATTATTTATACTTTAAAAGGTCACACATGGAAAGCACAAAACAAAAATTAATTGCTTCCTTAACACAACGTATTGCCTCTGACATTGCACCACAAAATCCAGTTAAGTTTATAAAGGATCTTGATTGTGCTGAGATGATTGATTTAGCAATCTCAGTAATCTACTTATACACCAGGGCAGGCAGAGGGGCATCAAAGAAGATAACACTCATGACTGAGGTAATTTCAGCCATAGGTCATGGTATTCGTAACGTACATAAGCTAAAGCGTGATAGTGGTGCTGCAGCAAAGGCGGGGGCATTCATACTTTACACTTTCGAGGTAGTAGGGTTACTCCATGTAGTATTAGGCAAGGCTACCAATCATCATGCAACATATACTGTGGAGATCTTAGAGGAAGATAAGCTTAGTCTATTGTGGGATAGTATCTCGAATGATAAGACTGAGAAACTTCCAAGCGAAACTCCATACAGCCCCTGGACATCATCTCATAGTGACAGTGGGCGAGCCATGGTAAAGACATCTAACAAAGAGGTTTTACGTAAGCTTACACCTGAAACACATCCTATTGTATTCGACTGTCTGAATAAGGCACAAGCTGTTGGATGGCAGATTAACGAGGATATTTATCCTATCTACACATGGGCATTGCGGAACAAAACAGAGGCCTTTGCTGACATCTGGGAGATGCACAATCCTGAAGCAAAACAAAGTAAGATAAGAGAGGCTAAGGCAATTGGATCAATCGCCAAAAGATTTATTGGAAAGACCTTTTATCACTTATACACGTACGACTTTAGGGGAAGGAAGTACCCATCAACAGCATATCTTAATGAGCAGGGAACTGATCTTGCAAAAGGATTACTGCTACGTGCAGATAAAAAATCTATCGGAGAACAGGGTTATTTTTGGTTGCTTATCTCCATTGCCTCTAATTGGGCCGGAGATGCAGGGCGAGATGATGGTTATAAGACAGATAAGATCCCTCTCAATGACAGGGTCTATTGGGTTCTAGATAATGAGGAAATCATCTTGTCCTATGCGTTATCTCCGAAGATTAATCAGGGATGGATGCATGCTGATAAACCATGGCAATTTCTAGCTGCATGCTTTGAATTAAAGAAATTGCGTGATTGGCAATTGATCTACAGTATTGCAATAAATGACGGACAGCTGAATGAGTACGATTATCAGAGCAGTATTGAATGTTATATTGATGGCTCAAACAATGGTTCCCAACACTTATCAGCATTAACTCGCGATGAGATTACTGCGCCACACGTCAATCTGGTACCACTTGATCTTCCTGGCGATTTATATAAGTATGTTGCTGACCATGTCTGGCTCAGGATCGAAGAAGAAGTATCTAAGCTATCTAAGAATGAGATAAAAGAATGTGAAAAGTTCATTGACAATATTTCAGATCTAAAGCATCAAATCAATGAGGCACCTCTAAAATCAGACAGACGTAAAGAGTTAATATCTGAAATTATCGATTACAAGAAACATCATGAGGGCCTTCTTAAGAAGTCAGCATGTGTATATTGGAATCGTATCACTGATGCAAAACATAAGAGAAAGATCTGTAAGAGAAATGTAATGACATTGCCCTATGGCGGTACTGCATATGGCCTTGGACAGCAAGTTATTGATGATGCACGTAAACATGGCATTGATCAACTGTTCTCTATGGAGCATGCCTGGGGTTCATACATGGGTCGTGAAGTATATGATGACTGTCGTGTCTCATTACGTAGGCCTATGCAGCTACTTTCAGTATTCGAGGAAGCTGGAAAGAAGGCGGAGGCGCGTGATGAGTTTCTTGCATGGACTGTCCCAATCACAGATTTTCCTGTAGTCCAACATTATACAGAGGGCATTGTAAAGATGCTTAATGTACAGTACGGACCACCTATTGGTGAACGAAACAGTCATGGGTGTTTTGAGAACACATTGCAACTAAAGATATGTTTTCTAGAACATACAAAGCATAGCAAAAAGAAACAATCTCAGGGAGCTTCACCAAATGCTATTCATAGTCTTGACGCTGCACACCTAATGCTTGCTGTTCATAGAGCCGATTTCCCTGTTACCACCATTCATGATTCATTTGGGTGCTTGCTTGGAGATATGGCTGACCTCTTCATCATCATTCGAGAGACATTTGTAGAGCTATACAAGGCAGATCCTTTGAGTTCAATTATGATAGATATCGAGGGCGATATTAGCAATGTAGAGCTTGGTAGTCTTGACATAACACTAATTCTAGATTCGGAGTATGCATTTGCATGAACAAAATTCCAATACTTGTAAAAATATTTAAATTAGAAAAGAAGGGTAATCTTCGTGAGGCAATTAAATACTTAAAGATTGCACTTTCCCAGAACCTTGGGGAGAGTACAACGCTTGACTGTATAAAACATCTAGCTAATAATTATTATCTAGTGGGTGAGTATGACGAATCTACCGAGTATGCTACTCAATACCTAAAGTTTAAGGAGGACTTTAAACTAAGAAATCTGTTAGGTATTAACAAACTTAATAAAGGTGACATCTCCGGTTTTAAGGAGTATGACTATCGGTGGTACACGAGCGAACCGGCATTTGATCAATATACAGGTATGCACAGGGCTATTGCTTATCTAAAATCATGGGATCAGCTTAAAGATAAGAGGGTCTTTGTAATAGGTGAGCAAGGCTTTGGGGACGACCTGATGTTCTCACATGTCTATAAGTACTTACCAGAGGCTGGCTGTAAACGTATCTTCATATACTCTAGAGGTGAGCTTGGTCTGTTGTTCAGGCACAATTATCCTCCAGAATTTGAAATGTACATTGAGGATGAACTAAATTATGATAACTCGGATGTGTATCTACAGGAACACTATGATTACGTAACATCTACAGGTGACTTATTCTGTATGTATGTAGAAAAGTTTGGGAAATTTCCTGAGCTATCTAAGTACACAGGAGACGTACCTGCAGAGATTCAGTTCTCTAAGAGGCCTAATATCGCTTTCGTATATAGCACAAGTGGCAAAGGTAATGCACATAAAGAACGATTAGTCCCAATTTCTGCGTTTAAGAAATTTCTTGATGTGTATGAGATGTATAACTTCCAAATGGGTGGTAAAGAGAAGATAGGCACTGATGTAACAAAGGGTATTACATGCTTCCTTGATACTGCTAGTTATCTGGGACCAATGGATGGTGTAATAACGGTAGATACAGCTTTTGCACATCTTGCGCTTGCACTTGATAAGCCTACTGTGTTATTATACGATCGGTATTTAGATTGGCGATTTAAGATTGGTATCTACAAGAAACCTCTTGTAGTATCTACAAGGGATCCTGAGCTAAAGAGAAAGGTTATGGAGTTTTTTAATGATAGAAATAAGGAACTTTAAGCAAGCGTATGATATGTTTAAGGCAGGTAAACTTCCTTTAAATCTTTTGCAAGAACAGGCATCTGTGCTGCTCAGTAATATGGATGACTACGAAGAAGCAGTAGATATCACTGTATCAGCAATAGATGTTCTATATAGTCATCCAGAGACTAGTGTAATTGACTACAGTAGTTATTTAGGTGGTAATGTTTATGTCTGTGAAACATTGGAAGATCTAAAGCAAGTAGAAGGCTGTGATATGACCTTTCCAGATACACATGATGGGCGTTGGCCTAATATGACAGATATGCCATTGGAGGGTGACTCTTGCTGTTATATTCAAGGAGAGCCTAGGTTTATTATGTTTCTTCTGTGTTGGAATAACGCAGGTGGCCCTGTATATTATATCCCTCAGAATCTTTGGACTGATAATGTAATAGCGTCGGTACAACAGACGGAACACTTCTGGGAACATTGCAATGATCACCTATCGAAATGAAAAAGACTTCTACGATGGTATAATGGAAATGGTGATGCGGTCTTTGAAGTTTAGGGCTGATTATGAGAACTTAACTATTACGTTAACAGGAGGTTTCTAATGCTTATTAGACGCCAATTCTTTAATCCTAGTAGTTTTGATTGGGATATACACACACGCTCTGTTGATGTTACTCATGAGGAATTAAATAAGTTTTATTTAGCCTCTAAAGATGCTGCGCTTTGCCTCCCAAGAGCTACTAATCAAGACATAGCATTTCTTATTAATGGAAGTGTAATCTCACCTAAAGGAATTATATAATGCTTATTACACGAAAGAGCCCTTTCAGCGGTAAAACTAACACAATGGAAATTGATGTTAGCGATGCGCAATTGGAGGATTGGCAAAGTGGTACACTGATCCAGAGGGCTATGCCTAATTTGACAGCAGATGAGCGTGAGTTTATTATGACTGGCATCACTGGGAAAGAATGGGATGACACCTTTAGGGAAAATAACTAATGCCCTATACTTGCGCAGCCACTACTCAGGAAAGTTATAAGAAATTCTTTGAATGTGAAGGAATGTCCTACTACGATCTTATTACTCAGATTTCTAACACAGGAAATAAAATGAAGTGTCTATATATTAAGGCAGATTATAATACGGGATTTATTCTTCCAATTGAGCTGCTAGAATCGCTGTATCAGTTTGAGATGGTTCAGGGTGAGGTCTATAATGATACTCTTAAGTTTATTAAGCGGCCCTTAGATATTCGTGTTATTGACTATGACGCTATCAAGTCAGCAGACCCTGACCCAACAGTACTTCTAGCATCATTAGAGCACCATAAGGCGAAACTGCAAGAAGAACTTAACAGTATCGAGGCTCAAATTAATAAGATCTAGTAAAGGGGCGACCCTGCTAAATTAATGATTCATCACTGCCCTCTTCACTGAGGGTTTTATTTTTAAATAGAGAGACTATAAATGGCAATTATTAAAAATGTTGAAGTATGGTGGGCAAAGCTTGATCCAGCACATCCTGTTAAACCTGTTACTCCAACAAACGATGACGGCACACCTAAGCCTAAACAGTGGGAAGTACAAATCCGTACTACATCTAAGGAACAGAAGGCAGAGCTTGCCAACATTGGCGTTGTCCTGAAGGCTGTACGTGAAGATAAAGATGATGAAGAAAGCAAGATCCTTTATTATAAGACTAATCTGAGTCGTAAGGCTGTTAAGCGTGAGCCTGGAAAGCCTGATGTTCCAAATGAAGCACCTGCTGTTACCAACGGTAGGGGTGAGCCTGTTGACCCTACTACACTAGGTAATGGTACAGTCTGTAATATCCGTATCTATCAGCGTGAGTATGAACTGAAGGGTATCAAGAAGACTGCTAATACGCTTATGGCCTTACAGGTAGTCAAGCATGTAGTGTATACTGCAAGCCCAATGGAGGACTTTGAAGAAGAGTTCGACACTGAAACAATCCTTCCCGAAGAAGAGAGTACTCCCCCCACAACGCATGGTGATGACGAGTTTTAAATGCCATACGTCCCTAAAAATACAAGGGCTACGATTGAATCTAGTCCTATAGGGAACTGTAAGTTGGATGACAGCCGTGAGTTAGCTTACGCTGTCATTCAGCTAGTCTTGCAGTATTCTAGGAATGACCCTAAGAAATTACAGGAGGCTATTGGTACATTGGAATCTGTGAAACATGAAGTATATCGTAAGTATGTAAACCCTGCAACTGCTCAAGCTGAGTTTGATCATGGGAGTATTGAATGAGATATACATATGAGATACATGATCGTACAGGAAAACGTAAGGATATCTGTACACGTATTGAAGAAGTATTTGCACAGCTTAACGATACAGATGCTATGTGGATTGTCTACATCACTGATAATATGACCCATAAGGTCTGTCATGTAGCACGTGATAGGTTAGACCTTGAGGAATGGTATGAGACCGCATGTCGTACCTCACAGTGGTCAGATGCTGAAACAAAAGGTATCATTCGTAAAGTAATCACTGAAAAGGGTTGTCCTGTATGTAAGCAATCCTGGGATCCTTTTAACGAAAAAGAGACCGGTATTCATATGCATACAGAAGGACTTCATGCCGTTACTAGCAAGGAAGCTGCGTATAAGCTTGCTGATAAGAATCTAAAAACAGCAGCAGCGGCAGGTAAGCCTACATTTCAGGCTATTCCAATGGTTGCTCTGGTAGCCCTTGGTAAGGCAATGCAGAATGGTGAAGATAAGTATGAGCGATATAACTGGCGTGAAGCCGGTTCTACTAGCTCAGTATTCTTCAATGCCATGCTGCGGCATCTGATTGATTGGTACTGTGGTGAAGATTACGCAAGTGATAGTAAGGTGCATCATCTGGCGCATCTAATGGCTGGCTGTGCGATTATCTTAGATACTGAGCTGCACGGTAAGTTGAATGATGATCGTGATAAGGCGCATACAAAGCTGTTAGATGACATGGTTAAATTAATACATTCTCAAGTATAGGCGGCAGGAGAATAAGGGGATGGCATTGGCTATCCCCTAAGGAGGATTAGATGCAATTCTTAGTAGGTGAAAAATCCATAGATTTTAGATTTACAAGATCCTCTACTATATATAATATCACAGAGGATCGGATATGGTGTAGGTTATACTCAGATGGAAAACGTGTGCTGAAGGTTAATGCAGAACACTTTGAAACTAATAATGTTACAGAGGTCTACAAGATACGAGACTTTGTAAATGGGAAGTGGTATCCCTGGGTTAGTTATGGTTTAGACTTTAAGACTCCATTAGATTTTTATGTGTTTATCTATGGTGGACATTTGAAGAATAATACACAAATTAATAATTCGATTTATAAGGGCAAACCGGTAAATCATATCGCAGCAACTGGGACTTTAGAAGGGCTGAGTAACGTACCAAGGACAGTTCCAGTATTACCGCGTGTTGTATATGACAGAGCACCTTGTGAGATTGATAATATTTTTCTATGGTCAAATAAGCCGTATGGTCTTTGTGTTGATTTTACAGAACAGCCAATGCCTGAAATAGTGAGGCCGCTATGAGAGCAGTCTTCGACATAGAATCAGATGGATTACTAGCAACAGTGACAACCTGCTGGATCATTGGATTTAAGAACAAGGATACAGGTGAGGTGAAATACTGGCTAAATGGTGATCTTGGTTGGAAGGAAGAGTTCGAGAAGGTGACGGTATTTATTGGCCATAACGAGATCAGCTATGACTTTGCAGTATTAAAAAAGCTATTCAACTATAGTCCAAGACCAGATCAACGTATGCATGATACACTAATACTGTCACAAGTATTAAACTATCGTAGATTCGGAAATGAAGGGCATTCACTAGATAGGTGGGGCGAGTACCTTAACTGTCCGAAAGGACAATTTAGTGATTGGACAAAGTACTCTGAAGCAATGCTTGAGTACTGGAAACAAGACTTAGAAGTTACAGATAAAGTGCATGATGTTGTAATGCGAGAGTTTAAAAAACTATCAGAGACTTCTCCAAAGATCAAGCATTATCTACGAGCAGAAAATGCAGTAGCTAAGTGGTGTGCAGATGCAAGCCTCTATGGGTGGCCATTTGATGTACCTGCTGCAAAAGAATTATTTGAAAAAATGGAGGTAGAGCTGAATCTTGCTAGGGCAAAGATCATGCCTGTGCTTGGAAAGAAGGCTGTACCAAAAGATAAAGAAAATGGAATTGTACTACCTAAAGAACCTAAGTGGGTAAAAAGTGGTGCATATGCTGCACATACCGCCAATTGGTTTGGCATTGACGAGTTCTCAGGTCAAGATGAAGACAGAATTATAGAGGGATCATATTCTCGGGTAGAAATTAAGGACCTTGATATTGATAGTGTGGCTGACATGAAAGTGTTTCTGTTTAGGAATGATTGGCAGCCTACTGAGTACAATGTAAGGCATGAACCAGATCCTAAGAAGCCTGGCAGATTTATCAAAGTACAGACTTCACCTAAAATCACTCTGGACTCTTTAGAATGTATGCACGGCGATGGAAAGATGTATTGTGACTTTCTTACTACAAGATCCAGGCATGGTATCCTTAAGACATGGCTAGAAAATGTAGACGCTAATGGAAATCTACATGGCGACTGTATGACAATCGGTACACCATCAATGCGTGCAAGGCATAGTATTATTGTTAATGTCCCCTCTGCAGATTCTGTTTGGGGTCCAGAGATGCGTAAGTTGTTTATCACAAAGCCTGGCTGGAAACTGATAGGCGCAGATAGTGCTGGTAATCAAGCACGAGGTCTTGCACATTATTTAAAATCAGAGGAATTTACGCATACACTTCTTAATGGTGATATTCATACTTTCAATGCAATTGCTATTGACAAAGTCCTTTTAAACATGGGAGTAAGCTGGTCTCAGTATTTGTTGACAACAGGTGTTAAGGCTGATGAATTCGATCCGAATGAGCCAGATAAGAAGTTGCTTACACTTGAGCAGGCAATTGCTAAGGCAATGCGAGGCAGAGCTAAGCGTATCCTATACGCATTCCTATTTGGAGCCTCCGGTGGTAAACTATGGAGTTATCTCTTTGACAAAATTGATGATACGAAAGGTAAGAAATTCAAGCTGGGATTTACTAAAGCTGTGCCTGGCTTTGATGCTTTACTCACTAAGTTGGACAATATCTACGGAAAGACAAAGCAGTATGGAGATGGCTATATACCTGGTTTGGCGGGTAATAGAATCTATTGCGATAGTTTTCATAAGCTATTGGTTTATCTCTTACAGGCCGCAGAGAAAGCTACGTGTTCTGCTGCCCTGATGTTAACTGTCGAAGGTCTTGATAAAGCTAAAATACCTTATCAACCTTGTATATTCATGCACGACGAAATTGACTTTATAGTACCTGAAGAATTCGCAGAGGAAGCTGCAAGGCTCTCAAAAGAGGCATTTAAAGAAGGTCCTCGTTTATTTGGAGTAGAGATTATGGATGGAGAAGCAAAAATAGGAAATTCGTGGTATGATGTACACTGATAGAAAAGAATATTGGAACTCAATATTTGAATATAAAGACGGTTATTTATATTGGACTGACTGCAAGTCAAGTAGAGCTCTTAATGGTGAGCTTGCAGGCGGTCTAATGAATAATGGCTACATCAGAGTAGATGTCGGTGATCGCTCTTACGGTGCACATCGAATTATTTATGAGATGCACTTTGGAGAGATTAGCGATGCGACTGAAATAGATCACATAGATGGTGATCGCGGGCACAATGCGATTGAGAATCTTCGTCTTGCAACACACATGCAAAACATGTGTAATATGAAAATGCATGCCGACAATACTTCAGGCTTTAAGGGGGTGTCTAAGAAGCGTAATAAATGGCGCGCTAGAATAATGGTAGCCGGTAAAGAAATTGCGCTAGGCGTGTTTGAGACAGCCTCACTTGCTAAAGAAGCATATGACGCCGCTGCAAAGGAGCTTCATGGAGAATTTTTCAGAGTATGATTAAGATATTTATTTTAAAACTTACGCATCGTATTTGGAACAGAGAGATTAGTCGAATCCTATGTAATGCTTATAGTAGACAATTAATCAGTTCTAAACAATTACACGAATTGACTTCTAAGTTCGATCCTACGCAAAGACATGAGGTATATAAATGATAAATCAAGACATCCTTGATACAATTAAAAAGAATCTCCCTGCAATCGCGGGTGAAATGATTCTAAGTGAGCTTGAAGAGTTGAAGCGTTTGAAAGATATTGAGAGTAAGTGGAAATCTCAATACACTGACGCTCAAAATCTTAAACATCAGCTAGATCTTGCTAATACACGACTTGATTCACAAGTAGAAATTAATAAAAAGATAGCGGATATCGAACTGCGTGAACGTGAGTTGCGTGTGAAGCTTCTAGAGAAGGGTCTTGAGGAGGCTAATAAACGCGCTGATATGGTGCTCAGCCTTGTAACTACAATCTTTCGTAATCCTGTAGTTACAAAGAAAATAGATGGTTACCTGCCAGCAGGCGTCCAGCAGCCAAGTCAATATAACAGCTGTGCAACTCCACTAACAGGCTCAATAAGCACTACAGAAGTCCATACGGAGACATAATGGCCATCGCCGCTGAACGTTTAGAGTTTGGTTTAGGCGATGTAGTAGAACATCTTAAAACAGGCAGCTACTACATGGTCTTTGCCTATGGCATTCTAGAGGCTACTAAAGAGGATGTTGTAGTGTATGTCGAGGCAAATAAGAATGGTGCGCTTCCAAATGGTAAAGTTTGGGTTCGTCCGAAGAAGGAGTTTTATGACGGTAGATTTCTCAAGACATATTACTGAATGGAAGCGAAGAATGTTTCCAATGCTATACTGGTGGAGACTCAATAAACTAATTAAAAGGTTAACTGGACAACATGAGTGAACAGCCTGCACGTAGTCATCCAAATAATCCTGCAAATCAGCCATTCCAGTTAAAGGATGGTCAGATTCGTAAGAGCAAGAAGAAACAAAACACTTATAAAAAGGAACGTAAATGAGCTTTCCAGCTGGAACACCTGCAATTAAACCATCACGCTTTGTACGTGCATTGGTAGATATGGATCCTCCCTTTATCCAGACACGCAAGGGTGGAACTGTACCGCATAAGCGTGTTGACTGGCGTGCTCTTGAGCGTAATAAGTATGCCCCTTGGGGAATAGGGCACGCTGCTGTACCATTGTAATTACTTTGCGTCTATAGCTTAGTTGGTCAAAGCAATCGACTCATAATCGATGGATCCTTGGTTCAAATCCAAGTGGACGCACCAAGGTTGAGAGGCTGCGGCCACAGCAGGTGTGAGTCCTGCACTTATTAAAGTCCTGGAACTTCAAATACCAGGCAGAGGTATCATGGAGACGCAAGTCGAAATTTGAATCCGCAGCAGGTGGAAGCCCTGCACTAACAATTAATTGGAGGAGTTATGCTATATGCCCAATTTTATAAAATGTCAACAGGTTATATTGAAGGCACAATACCGCCACAATTTGGCAAGCCTAGATTGATTGAAGCTAGTGGGGATCGCGCCTTGATTCGTCTTGATAACAGATACTCAAGTAAATCTAATGGTGAATTAGCTGCCAAAGAATGTAAAAAACGTGGATTCATAGCTTGGTCAATCTTTAAAGGCGCTACATTCTTTAATGCTAAGCGTGTGTCTGGACCGTGGTATGTTAACAAGGTAGAAGTATGAATAGGCAAGAATATTTATTAGTTTGTTTAGCTGAAGAATGCTGTGAAGTCGCGCATGCTGCATCTAAGTGTGCACGCTTCCTGCCAGATGACAGACATCATAGCAAGAACACAACAAATCTAGAAGATCTTGAGATGGAACTAAAGGATCTCTTCACAATTATACACATGCTTGAAGAAGAAATAAAGTGTGAGTTTGACATTAGCGTGAGTCAGGCTAAGTTAGAAAAGATGGCACACTTTATGGACTATTCAAAGTCAGTAGGGGCGCTGAATGGTAAGTAAAAATGAACATACAGGTGCTGAGATTAAGACAAAGCATGCATCTAATAAATATCGAGACAACTTCGATAAAATATTTAAGCAGGGTAAGAAGGCAATGAATGAATGGGATGACCTGGTTAATAAGGAAAATGTATTGATCAAGGACATCCCTGAAGACCAACACGAGACTCTTGCTGTATTTATGGTAGGGCGTCAAGTGCCAACATTTGATAGCATATACAAGTTCGATTATATGCAATTTCTGGATACACGAAAATGACAGTCGCGATCATAGATGGAGATGTTGTTGCATACATGGCCTGCGAGAATAGGTTTAAGAATGGCCAAGGCTACACTATATATCAACTTGAAGAAGTAGTATTTACCCCTGAAGAGGACGCTGCTTATCTGACTAAGGCATGGCTACGTTTTCAGGAAATTGTACAAGACATGTGTGAAATATGCTTCACTGACCAATACAAAATGGCAGTAAAGGGTGAAAATAACTTCCGCAATGAGATCTACCCAGAGTACAAAGCTAATCGTCATGCAGATCCTAAGAAACGTAACCCATTCGTACCACAACTAAGACAGATGGCAGTAGATGCAGGTATGGCGATTGCAGCGCATGGTGTAGAGGCTGATGATCTGCTGCGGTATTGGCAACAGGAATGTGTGGCTAATGGTGAGAACTATGTAATCTGTAGTATTGATAAGGATCTGCGTTGTATTCCTGGCAGGCACTACCTTATGCATAAGAACGAGTTTCTTGAAATGTCTGAGGAAGCATCTACTAGATTTTATTACGAGCAGTTACTTAAAGGCGATCCTACTGATAATATCAAGGGTATCCCAAAGGTAGGTGAAGTGCGCGCTAAGAAATACCTTGCAGCACTAAACACCGAGGCAGAGTTTCAGCATACTGTAACAGAGGCATACCAAGGCGCATTTGGAAATGACTGGGAAAAGGAGTTGTTGCTGAATGGAATGCTGCTGTACTTAAAGAAGCATCCAGAGGATCATTTCAACCTAGATGGCTGGAATATCTGTGAGTATATACCTGAAAAAGAACCTGTAGAGCTAGTAGAATGTGATAAACCGCTGTATCATGATATACCTGATAAAGCTGCAGAACCTGTCAAGACATGGCAGGAGCTTGGTAACTGGACCTCGGAACAAATTGAGGCTCATAAAAAGGAATATGGTACTGTTGATGCTATTGGTATTAATGAAGTAAATGAGGCAACGCCTGTATTTCCGAAAGTTACTGAAGAAGTTACACTACCTGTATTCAGTGCAAGTTGGGGTAAGAAGAAGATATGAAAGATCTAATAAATGAATGGTTTGAATATAAACGAGGTAGACTTTTTTGGATAAAGTCTCCAAATCAGTTCTATAAAGCAGGAATGCCAGCAAGTACAAGTGGCGCAAGAGGGTATCGCGCTATACGTTTGAAAGGTAAAAGCTATAGAGAGCATAGACTTATATGGATTTTGCATTTTGGTGAGATTCCAGAAGGCCTTGAGATAGATCATATCGATAGAAACAGATCTAATAACAACATAGAGAATCTTCGCGTAGTTACGCATGCCCAAAATGTAGCTAATTCAAGCGTTCGTAACACTAGTAAAAGTGGTATAAGAGGAGTCTCTAAGACAAAGACAGGAAAATGGGTTGCCAGAATAACTACAGGATTGCATTATCTGCATTTAGGCACTTTTGACACAAAAGAAGAAGCAGCAGAAGCCTATAATAAGCTCAATAATGCTAAGTTGGAATACCAAAAGAGTATTGTGCCAAAACACTTACTTTTCCAAAGTGGCGTACATAGTGAGGCATGAAAGATCGGCATGGGGTCAGGGTCAGCACCCCCCCAATTGCCTCACCCGCGTCAAACCTGACAATGCCGTTTGCGTTTCTGAACTGAAACTTTCCATCAACGCCGAGGTGATAGCGTGAGAGCGTATAGCAAGAAAAATCTTAAGAAGAAGATTAAAAATAAATATATTGAAAGACTTAATAAGGAATATGAGACAGCTCTAGTAAACCTTGCTAAGGTTACAACAGTTGTTCTCAGATTCGAAAGGGCTTTCCCTGGCCAGAAATTAGAAACATCTAGGCAAGGCGGGTCATTTGGGATCTACATGAGTAGATCAAATCTTGATAGCTTTAAATGTGAAGAGCTGATGGAACTGTTAGGTTTCTTTATAGATGAGAAACCAGAAGACACCAGTTCAAGTGAGTACCCGAATTACTTCAATGTGGACTATAAATTTACATTTGATTGGGGTCGAGTTGTAATAAACGCGTACGTAAAGGAAGAGTCTTCCACATGCCATCGTGTAATGATAGATGAGATTGTAGAAGAGGTACGTACACCTGTTTACAAAATGGTATGTGATTAAGGAGCACTATGGATGAGACTAATATTCCTCCAGAAAGACCAAAGTTTAAGCTACCTGATAACCTTATTGGTAACGTCTTCACTGGTATTCTTGACGATACTGTCGCTACTGTACCTGCTATTGTCAAGCCTCGCAGAATCTCTCTAGAAGGTAAAGTAGGCTCCCGCGTGGATCCTGCTGATTATCGCGGATCAGGACACTGGCGATTTGTAGAGGAAATGGGAAGTGATGGTTATATAGGTTTTATATATGTAATTGTAGATCTTAATAATCATAAGCTTTACTTGGGTAAAAAGAACTACACAACTTTAAAATTAATAGAAGGTACGACTAGACGTCAAAAAGTAGATATGAATTGGAGATGGTACATATCATCTTCAAAGGAGTTAGCAGCAACTGTTAAGAATTTCGGAAAAGAAGATTTTAGATTTATATGTATCGAGCAATATAAATCTAAAGGCGCTTTGAGTTATTCTGAAACTTGGTCGTTAATGTTTGCTGAGACACCCTCAAATCAACATTTATGGTATAATAGGCTAGTTAATAAAGTGTCATGGGTTGTAAAAGAACCGGTAACTGAAAGGCATAAGAGTAGATTATCTAGGATAATCAAAATCATGGAGACTAAGAATGTTAGAGATTTGGAAGAATTATAAAGATGTCTGTGAAGTATCTAACTTAGGAAATGTCAGAAGTATTGACAGGATGGTACAAACATCGCATGGAACATATGCATTGCGCGCAGGAAAGTTATTAAAACAGTCGGATAATCAGCTAGGGTATCTTAAAGTAAATGTAACAATAAATGGCAAGTCACACTTTTGTAAGGTACACCGTTTAGTTTGTGAAACGTTTGTTGAAAATCCACGTAATTTACCGTTTGTAAATCATATCGATGGTAATAAGTATAACAACGAGGCCTCTAATCTAAACTGGGTGTCTAGAGAGGAAAACACACGACATGCTAAAGAATTAGGGCTAATAAGAAAAGGTAGTAATTCTGGAAATGCAGTGTTACATGAGAGCGATATTCCAACTATAAGGCTACGTTGTAAAACAGAGGCCGTTAGGCAAATTGCAAGTGACTACGGTGTAGATCACGGTACAATAAGTCAGATAAAAAGAAATGCAACATGGAAACATGTGTTATAGAGAGGAAATTATAGATGTTTAAAGCACTAGGAATTGTCACAGGACTTATTGCAGTATATTTTCTAATATCAGGTGCAATTGTAGCATATGCAAAAACAAACCCAGAGTCATCAGACATTCTCCTTATGGGAATTGCACTGATGTTTGTCTCTCAAATATTCACAGGCATTCACAATCATGGGAATAGTAGTACACAAGAACCAACCGTGCATAAACCCGAAGTGTAAAAGCTCGGATGCACGGCAGGTATATGAGGATGGAACCTCATTTTGTTTCAGTTGTAATAGCTTCTTTAAGGCTGACTATGATCCCGAAAAAGGACACACGTCTTCTGAGAAGAAGGCAATTCAGGTATTAAAAGAGACACCTATTGATGAAATTAAAGCATTAAAAAGCCGAGGGTTTCAAGATAGACAAATTACAAAGATGGTCTGTGAGTTCTTCAATGTAAAGGTAAGTTACAATGACAAAGGAGAAATCGATACACACTACTATCCCTACTCAAACGGGGGGTATAAGTGTAGAAAGCTTCCGAAGGTATTTACATGGGCAGGGACTTCGGGGGGACTATTTGGAAAGGATTGTTTCAACGGCGGTGGAAAACGACTTATTATCACAGAGGGGGAAATCGATGCTCTCTCAGTCGCTCAGGCCACGTATGACAAGTATGGAAAGTTCTATCCTGTCGTCTCCATACCGTCAGCGTCAGGTACGAAAGAACTCCTAGCAAATCGAGAATGGATACGTAGTTTTCAGGAAGTAGTACTATGCCTAGATGCAGATGAGGCTGGTGAAATAGCCACGCAGAAAGCATTGCATATCATTGGACTGGATAAAGCAAAGGTCTGGAAGCCTGTTGGTGGCAAGGATGCTAATGAACTCCTATGTAAGATAGGCGGTGAGAAGCTTTATCAGTTCATATGGGATGCAGCGAAATGGTCTCCTGCTGGAATAGTTTCTAAAGAAGCAATCTGGAAACAAATCGCTGAACGTAATACTATTCCTTGTGTACCTTATCCTGACTGTATGAAGGGTGTTAATACGAAGATTAAGGGTATGCGTTTCGGTGAGATTGCATTGTTCATTTCAGGAACAGGCAGTGGCAAGTCGAGCCTAATGCGAGAAATCATGTTGCATCTGCTTGAGACTACTAAATCTAAGATTGGCATTATATCTCTTGAAGAATCCCCTGGTGAAACAGGGATGAAACTAGCAGGGATGGCAATTAATCGTAATCCATCAAATGAAGAGATCTCAAATGAAGATCTGAAAGTTGGATTTGATAAGGTATTCAAAGATGATCGTGTAATTGTACTAGACCACCAAGGCTCTATCAATGATGCAAGTATTGTTGAACAATTAGAGTATATGGCATTGATGGGTTGTGAGTACCTGTTCATTGACCATATCACAATTCTTACTAGTGAAGGTGCAGATGGCAAGGAAGGTAATGCTGCAATCGATCTTGTAATGAATCATCTACTCAGGCTTGTCAAACGACATCCGATTTGGATTGGGTTAGTAAGTCACTTACGCAAGGTTGCATCTGGTAAGAAGTCATTCGAACAAGGTAAGTTACCAACAATGGATGACATTCGTGGATCAGGCTCTATCAAGCAAGTGTCCTTTGATATCCTTGCATTTGCTAGAGACATGACATCACCTGATGAAATAATCAGGAACTCAATTATCATGTCTGTATTGAAATCACGTACCATTGGACTTACTGGACCAATATCTGGTGCCTTCTATGATCAAGCAACTGGCCGTCTTACTCATTCAGAGTATCTTGGAGATGAAGTTTTTGAGGATTTATGATTAATCAAAAGATTGGTGTATTAAGAACTAAAGCAGAAATACAAGGGGAGAATGAATATGTGGTTCCCTTTGTATTAATTGGTAATAATAATTTGTATCAATTAAATAGTTTAGGCTTGACACTTACAAAGAGTGAACTACAGGAAGCACTTAAGGTTACATTATATTTACTTACTGAGGATAAATAATGGAAGGCATGCTATATGGTGCAAATCTTAACAATGGGAAGTATCGCTTTTTAATAGATCAAGAGCATGGAAAAATCAGGTTATTTAAACGTGTAGGTGATGAACTTATACCTCTTGTAGTCTGGACACTCGATAGGTTGGTGAATGAAATGTTATCAACGGAAGAATAATGGCTACAACTAATGTATGTCCCGAGTGTGGCGGGTTATGGCATGAAGATCTTGACGAGGACGGTAAACCATATACATGCTTTGTTTGTTGTAATGGCACTGTTAAGGTCTTTGATATTGAACCACCACCGCGTATTCAAAAGAAGGACAAAGTTCTGAAGAGAGTATCACGTAGAAGTATATTTTTTGAGGATTAAGGGAGTATGAAGAAAACTAATAAGACCGTAAAGGCAGAACCCATTGTAACACCATTTAGCTCAGTGGGTTACCTTACGTATAAACGTACATACTCAAGAAAAATTGAAGGTACAGATCGTACTGAAGAATTTCCTGAAACAATTGAACGTGAAATAAAAGCATTTGAAACACAACTACACTGTGGTTTTTCTGAAGAGGAAAATGAGAGGTTACGTAAGTATTTTCTACAACTTAAGGGAAGTGTAGCAGGACGTTTCAAGTGGCAATTGGGCACAAGCACCGTAGATCGTATTGGGTTAGCTAGTCTACAGAATTGTGCATTCACTGTAGTAGACAATCCAATTGTACCATTCACATGGTGCATGGATATGCTAGCCCTAGGAGCAGGTGTTGGATACAATATCCAGAGAAAGTACGTTGACAAAATTCCAGAAGTTCGTGAATGGTTTCGAGCGCCTACACGCGTCGATACAGGAGGAGCAGACTTCATTATACCTGATTCTAGGGAAGGATGGGTCCGTTTCTTGGCGAAGACTCTCAAGGCGGCATTCTTATCGGAGCGCAAGGAGAAGGGGAGCTTCACTTATAGCACTCAAGTCATTCGTGGAAAAGGTACTCCAATCAAGGGGTTTGGTGGCGTTGCCAGCGGACCTGAAGACCTTTGTTGGGGAATTGGAAAAATATCGGAAATCTTAATTAAGAGAAGTGGTAAGAAGGTTCGTCCAATTGATTGTTTAGATATTATGAATATCATTGGCCACATCATCGTGGCAGGAAATGTCCGTAGGTCTGCTCAAATTGCTATTGGAGATCCTGATGATGTTGAGTTTCTGCTCGCTAAAACCTGGTCACTTGGAAATATTCCTTCATGGAGAAGCATGTCGAACAACAGCGTGGCTTGCGACGATATTAGAGACTTGCACGAATACTTCTGGACAGGCTATGAACAAAAAGGAGAACCGTACGGGCTTATCAATCTCCGTTTGTCAAAGAAATGTGGACGGATTGGTGAAACGCAATATCCTGACCCTGATATAGCAGGTTATAACCCTTGTGCTGAACAGAGTTTGGAACCTTACGAGACATGCTGTCTTGCTACAATCTTTCTTCCAAATATTACATCTAAAGAAGAGCTTATAGATTTAAGCTCATTGCTATATCGTATTAATAAGCACTCTTTGCAGTTACCTGCGCATCATCCTGAAACAGATGCTGTTGTAAAGAAGAATCAGCGAATGGGCATCTCGCTAACAGGCGTACTGCAGTCTACAAAGGAACAAATATCATGGTTAAACGCATGTTATGAACATCTTCGCGATTATGACCATCGTTATTCTCAGCTTCATGGCTTTAATAAATCTATTAAGTTAACAACTATTCAACCATCTGGTACCTTGTCATTGTTGCCTGGAGTAACACCTGGGATACACCCCGGATATGCTCAATATATGTATCGTAGGATTCGTATTGCAAGTGATCACGAGTTAGTAAAACTGTGTAAAGCAAACGGTTACCCTACAGAGTTTCAGAAGAACTTTGATGGGTCAGAAGACTATAATACAGTCGTAGTAACATTTCCCTTTGCATATCCAGAGGGTACTAAGTTAGCAAAAGATACAACAGCACTTGAACAATTAAAGGCTGTCAAACTAATGCAAGAACAGTGGTCTGATAATGCGGTATCTTGTACAATCTATTACAAGAAAGAAGAGCTTCCTGAAATTAAGGATTATCTTGCTAAGCATTATCGTAGCAATCATAAGACACTATCATTCTTACAACATTCGGATCATGGCTTTCTGCAGGCACCATATGAAGAGGTAACTGAAAAGCAATATAATGCACTAGTAAAGAAGACAAAACTAATCACATCAATCTCCTCTGCTGAATTTGAGGGTTCAGATGAATGTGCTAATGGAGCTTGTCCAATACGGTGATAAATAAGGCGGGTACCGTTAGAATTAGGTATCCGCCTTTTAATTAATGGAGATAATATGGGATTCAGTCTTGAAGGTTTCTTTGCAGACCTTGAATTTATAATGCAAGATAACTCTCTAGATACACAACAGCGTTTAGTTTCATTGGAAGATTGTATACGTGCAGGCAAGAAGTATGCTGAAGAGTGTGGGTGCTTTAATGACTAAGGAAGATGCACTTAAATGGACAGCGGCTATTAATGAATCAAAAGAACGACTGCAATATTTTGAAGAGCTATGCAATGCAGTTGCTAAGGAGAAAATGCTGGCATACAATGGATTTATTAATGCTGGTTTTACTAATGAGCAAGCACTTTATCTTTGTAAATAATTATGGAAAACTCATACTCTAAGCTTAAACAGTTAGATCCAGAAGCATATGTAAGTGCAATTAATATGGCGCATGGTGTCATATTCTCAATAAATAATGTGGATCACAAACAAGCTGCAATCATTGAAAAGTCAATCGTAAATTACACTCTTTATCTATTGGAAAAGAAATGAGTCTATATAAACCATATTTTAGAATTTATAAAGACAAATCGGCAATAGGCGATCCACAAATATTGCATAATTGTAATGGTGGATTAGATTTTGGCTGTCAAGATGATGTTACTGAAGAGACACTGAGATTGATAGAATTTGCTCTTGAAGAAGGTAAGCGTATGCGTTCTCGCGAGTTAATGCTACTATTGGAGGGTAAGTAGATGGGATTCAGTCTTGAAGGTTTCTTTGCAGACCTTGAATTTATAATGCAAGACAACTCTCTAGATACACAGCAGCGTTTAGTTGAATTAGAAGATTGTATACGTTTAGGTAAGAAGTATGCCGAAGAATGTGGGTGTTTCAATAGATAAGGAGATATAATGGAAAGATTCTGGATGATATATATAGATGGACATACTGCCGATATTAGATACTCAACAAAAGCTGAAGCAACTAACCGTGCTCGCGAATTAGCAGAAGAGGCTCCTGAGCGTAATGCAATTGTAATGGAGTCTGTTGAGAATTGGGTATCACCACTTATGCCTGCTACTAATGAGGGTTTCGATGATTAATCTAACAGCACCACAAGAAACAGCTATCGCATGTGCCTTTGCAGACCTGCAAGGTATCATTCAAATTATCAATGGAAGTTACAATATTGCAGATATTGATGCAGATGCAATTCAAGCTACGATTGATGAACTTGTAGAGCAATTCCCTGAGATCTGTATCGAGTACCCTAATGGTGACGATGAAATTGGCGATGGTATGACAGATGTAGAAGCTGATGCAGACACACTACGTAGTGCAGGGATGGGCACAGATGAGGACTATGGAGGCGGTGATGGCTGTGAGCGTTTCTAAACCTAGTTATACCCCAAAAGAGGCAGCCTATGATATCGCAATTGCCTGGCTGAATCTAGCATATCAGGAGCGTACAGATGATCTCAGTGAGTATGCTAACAAAGGTCAGAATTCCTACTGTCATACACCGTATCAGAAGACACTAGTAAGACGACAGATTGCAAAGCTGCACAATAGACTACTTGAGAAATCAGGATTAGATGGTATAGCCCTTGATGAGGAGTGTGATTAATGTATATACCTGATCATAGTTGGAGTAATGATGAAGATGCTCTATCGCAATATAAGCGAGCAGGATATACTGAACGCATGTATGAGCTTGCAGATATCAAACGCAAGGAATTACGGGAGTTAGGCGCTAGTTGTAATAACTGCCAAAGTCGTTCTATAAATCCTGAGACATCTGAGCATTGTTATATGTTCAAAGAACAGCCTGCGAATAAACTATGTTACAGTTGGCGAGAGGAATACAATGATAAAACAACCAATGTTCTCACCGAGGGAAAGTCCTAAGACCTACCTTAAGTACTTTGAAGAATTAAAGTATCCACTGCTAGGTTCACCTAAGATAGATGGCATTAGATGTCTACCTGTTATTGCTGATGCGGTAGAGTATAGTAGTGATCTTGTGCCAACTGTTACTGGGCAATATGCAGTATGCAAGAGTCGTACAATGACAGACCTGCCTAGTAAGCAGGTGCAACGTGACTTCAGTGCATTTCTTGATCTCGACGGTGAACTTGCAGAGGGTAATGAAACCGATAATGATCTCTGTAACCGTACACAATCATACGCAATGTCAATTGACAAAGAGTCTGATAACTTACACTTCAGAGTATTCGACTGCTGTGCTATAGAACATGCTAATAAAGATTTTGAAGTACGTTTAGAGATAGCAGGAGATATGATTGAGCAGTATAAACAGATACACCCTCACGCAAAGGTATCTCTAATTGAGCATCAGTGGCTTGAATCCTTAGAAGAGCTTCTTGAGTACGAAGAAATACAACTTAAGAAGGGTTATGAAGGAATTATGTGGCGGTCTCCCTTTGGACCGTATAAACATGGTCGTGGCACTTGGCGTGAAGGTTATATTGGTAAGCTGAAACGCTTTGAAGATACAGAAGGGATATTAGTAGATATCGAAGAGGGTCAAACTAATATGAATATAGAAATGCGAGATAATATGGGATTTGCAAAAAGGTCATACGAGAAGGACGGAATGGTACTATCAGGTATGGCTGGTGCTCTTATTGTCGATGTAGATGGTGTACTTGCGCGAGTTGCTCCTGGTGCTTTAAAACATGATGAACGCAAGCATATGCTAGAAAACCCTAAAGAGTATATTGGTAGACCCCTTACTTTTAGACACTTCCCTCATGGCGCTAAAGATACTTTTAGACAGGCTAAATTCGCAGCATGGCGTAGTAGGATAGACTTATGAAATATCCAGATGCATTCAAACAGGCAGTACTGCAAAGATATCCAGAAGCCAGATTGACACACATGGGACCAATTACTGTATCGTTTAGTATTCCTAATGGCGTCGATGAAAGTGGCAATAAACGAGAAAGAGTTATTGCTAGGTATTATGTAAAGACAGGCAAAGGTGAGATCTATGAAAGAACTTGAATGGCATGACTCACAAATGTATACAACATGGTATCCAAGGGAGACTAGACCAGTTAGAGTAGGAGTATATCAGCGATACCATAATGGTGTAATTTTATATTCATACTGGAGTGGTGTATATTGGGGATCCGGTGGTGATACTATTAGCGTTGCGCTAGAGTTTAAGAAATGGCGCGCTATTACTCAAGATACTCAATGGAGAGGAGTTCCATTTTGAGACTATTATATTTATATATTAAGTTATGGTTTACTGAAGCGCTAATGGAAATGGCATGGCGTAGAGACGATTCATGGACTGCGCTAGGCTATGAGGCATCTATTAAGGAAATAAAGAGGCAAATTGATGAGTACTGATGAGTTACTAGTATTAGATAAACCAAATCAAATATCAATGTTTAGACTACTCTCATTGAAAGGGATGCTTAAGCTTGAAATAATAGGTATGCATCGTAGTCACCCTCCCTCAGCATATACTATTATAAAAAAGGAGTTTGGATTTAAAGGTAACAAGCAACGTGTACTTGAACAATTTGAAGAGTATATCTTTAAACTAAAACAACAGGAGTTAGATCTTGGACATTAGCAAAACTCCCGATCATGTTAATGAACTAGGCGTAAAGTGGTGGCTAGATAAGTCTGCAACAGAGTATGCCAGTGTAGTTGAAGGACTAATGGCATGGGTAATCGAATACCCTAACGGAATTAAGACAAGAGTCTTGACAAGAGACAATAAAGTTATATATGAAAATCCTTCGCTTGAGGCAATAGGAGCATGGGTTGATATGCTAAAGTTTAATGAAATGAAACAAGGGAAACATCAATGAGGCACATATTCAAGGCAATTAAGCCACAACGTGAGATCCGTGTCGGTGACCTTATTCGTAGTGATGCTACTGGTGATTTTATTAATATCGTATTAGAAATCATGCCAAATGGTGCCGATCCTAATTCTAAGTTGATTCGTAGTGTACGCTATGGTAAAACAAATAGAGGTCATTTTAAGTTACTAAATGGGCAACGCTCAAGACTCTTTCAAGTACCGAGCGTGAATAGAACATTCTGGGAAATTGTTGATGAATACGCTGAGGTAGATAATCAGGCTCTTCGCGCAAACATACTAGAATCAATGAAAAGTGTTGACACAACATATAGAGCTCCTAAATGTGAGGACAAAGTAAATGAATAATGAGATTGAACAGTATCGTCTAATGGAAACAATTAGGACTTACTTTAATCCTAATCCTGACCCTGCAAACAACTTTGAGAAGTTCGTAGATTGGATCAAAGGAACGCGTCCTGCCAATTTAGGTGATATCCTACAGGAAATGCATGATCTTAAGCTTATGGTATGTGGTGGTGCAGTTAATAGTATTTTCTCAGGTACAATAGTCAATGACCTTGACTTCTACATGAAGGATATTAGAAAGCTTACAGAATGTAAAGCCTTTTTAATGAAGTGGTTTCCTGAGAATGTATTTGTATCGAACAATGCACTGACATATAAGCGTAAATCTACAAAATCAAGGAAGGTCTGGACTGCACAGCTTATTACTCGCTTCTCAGGTACACCACAAGAGATCTTCAAGAACTTCGACTTTACTATCACCACAGGAGCCTTTGATTTCGAGACAGGCGAATTTGTATTCGGTGATCGTTTCTTTCAAGATCTCTCTGCTAAGAAGCTAGTATACCAAGGTGCATCTCATTATCCTATCTGTGCCCTGTATCGTACTAAGAAATATCAAGAGCGTGGTTACAAAGTGCCAGGTAGTACGTTGATGCATATTGCATTGAGTATCGTAAGGTTGGAAATAAAGAATTACCGTGAGTTGAAAGAGCAACTATCAGGTGTAGATACCTGTTATTTGCAAGGATTGCTGGACAGTTATTCCGAGAAAGGAATGGATGAATTACCTGTAGACTATGGACAGTTTCTTGTTGATGCCTTCCAAAAATTCGATGGAGTAGAACACAATGCAGACGACTTTGAATCCGGGGATTTCAGCGCTACTGCGTAAGGCAATAGATATGCCTAAGGTATATCTTGTTACTGACTACTATCAAAAAATATTTGTTGGTGTATTTAGCAGTTATCACCTTGCCTGTAGACAAAAGGCGGTCCTTGAAGATCAGGGTATAACAATTCGAATTGAAGAGAAATACCTTGATGAGGTAACCTATGGATCTTAATAAAGTATACAGAAACTTTTTGCAAGGGATGACGTCCGTACAGGCAACAAATACGCGAATGCATGAGCAGGATGAACAAGGACGTAACTATCTTAAGCTAGTTGATAATAGAAATGCAGGTGGCTGTTGCGGTAAGTGTGCTCATAAGAAAACACTTCGACATGGGATGCTTCATTGTATTCCTAAAAATAAGCAAATTAAGACATATAATATCTGTCATCACTTTAAGGAAATATTTAATGAGTTTAATTCTAAGTCGACACAGCAAACCTAAGCGTCCGACTAATCTTGAGTTTGTTTCGTATCTAATGACACAGTCTTCGCATGGTGCACTAGTGCAATCCTTTGTAATTGAAGCAATTCGATACTATGCAGAACAAGTAGCATCTACACCAAAACCAAATGAGCATGGAAATGCAGTAATTAGTCCAGTTGCTTGGCATAATATTGCAGAGGAAGTGCTTGCTAAAATGAAGGCCAATTATGAGACAACATCCGATACAAGCGATAGCGCCAGAGGGGTTCAATAGATTTTTTATCGAAGACCCAACAAGATGTACAGGTAGATCTACTGCGATTGCATTTGATACACTCGCATCTATATACCGTAGGCCTGGAAAATGGATCAAGGTAGTTGATCATCATGATACAGATATGGCTAATCGCCACCTGTTTAATATGATATGTCATATTATTGAAAGGATGGAGTATAAGGCCTTTGAGAGAAGAGTAGATTCTTCCGGTTGCTATATAAGGTTACATTATGAGAAATGATTTTCAGACGAGCACAATTCCGAAGGAAACAGTGCCAGTTGATGTAAAAGATTTTCTAAAGGTTATTGAAAAAGACACCGCAGAGGGATATTGGTTTCTGATAGCGCCCGATGGAAGAGTCTGGAAAAACACCAATCCGCAGATACTTGCCGCTGCTCTACTGGCATACTTAGGAGGTACATTTTGACACCGAATGACATTGATGTACTGCTGCACTACTATGTATCTCCTGAAGAGCATGATAGAATCACTGCACCGACTGTTAGGGAGACGATAGCTCGATTCAGAGCTGAGGGAATTCTAGAGACACGTAGTGAGGCTAATCGTACGAATTATGGATCTTCTTATAATGTCACACCTAAAGGAGAGGTTCTAATTAACATGCTCTGTGATACACCTTTCCCTGAATCTTACTGGAGGGATCCACGTGGAAAAGCATAAGATTGCAGAATTTTTATTTCAAGGACAGACAATACCTGATTATATGCATGATGGTCTTATACGCTATATTGATTACGGTATCTTACCTGGAGACTTTCTACGTGCAGTAATTAGTAATGATCTGAAGGAGGCATGCAGTCGTGCAGACAGTAACAATATGTGGGTCCTTCCTGTATACATTGCGTATCTGTATAATAATGCTCCATGCGCATGTTGGGGTAGCAAAGAAAAGATGATTGCTTGGAATGCTAGATTCAAGGAAGAGCCACAATCCGATCGTGGTCAACTAGCGGGGTTTTAAGATAGGAGATATAAGATGGAGTCACCTGAAATAGAAGAGTGGCGTAGTTGTCATGAGTTTTATGAAGTTTCAAATCTTGGTAATATACGAAGTATTGATAGGGCCGGAGTTAGACTAAACGACTCTGAATGCGTACTAAAAGGCCGCGTGCTAAATCAAGCTATCAACAGCAATGGTTATAGAATAATAAAGCTATACAAAAATGGCACGTACATAACGATAGCTGTCCATATTCTAGTTGCCAGAGCCTTCGTAGAAAATGCGGATGGTAAGCCCGAGGTTAATCATAAGGATCTTGATAAACTGAACAATAATAGTACGAACCTTGAATGGATGACACATGAGGAAAATATGCTGCATGGCAGTTTAGCATTACTTCTAGGTAGCAAGAACACTAATTCAAAGTTAAAAGAGAGCGATATCGTGACGATAAGAAAACTGATAAGGGACGGCAGTTCTATGTGCAGTGTTGGTAAAATGTACGGTGTAGATAGTAGTACGATATCTCAAATACATCATAGAAAGACTTGGAGACATGTGGAATGAAGCGGCCTATTGTAATTTATCATAAAGACTGTGCAGATGGCTATGGTGCATGTTGGTCATTTTGGAGGCACTTTGGGGACGGCGCAAAATATTTCGCAGGTACATATCAGGCGCCTGTGCCAGATATCGTAGACCGCGACGTATATTTAGTTGACTTTAGTTATAAGTATGATCAAGTCCTGGAAATGCTAAAATTCGCAAAGTCCGTAACCTTAATTGATCATCATAAGAGTGCACTAGAAGATCTTTGGCCGCTTCAAGAAAAGGGGCTTAATATGCAGTTCAGCTCTAATGAGAGGTCGGGTGCAGTGTTAGCCTGGGAATTTATGCAGACTATGCGGAGCAAAAAGGAAGTAATGCCGCGTATGATTGCGTATATCCAGGACAGGGATCTCTGGAAGTTCGAGTTACCTGGTAGTAAAGAAGTGTCAATGTTTCTGTTCTCGCACGAGTATGACTTTAAGGTGTGGGATAAGTTCATGAAAGCGTCTAAGCGTGATATTGATACTTATATTAAGCTTGGCAGTATCCTTGAGAAGAAACATCTGAAGGATGTAAATGAGCTAATCAGAACTGCTAAGCGTTTTATTGACATTGGGGACTATAAAATGGTTCCTGTTGTAAATGTGCCGTATACAATGGCTTCAGATGCAGGTATGATCATGTCTGAAGATGCTCCATTTGCTGCGACCTATTATGATAACAGGGATAATAGATGTTTCTCCTTAAGGTCTAATAAGAACAACTCTCAGTCAATGGATGTAAGCATTATCGCTGCTATTTACGGTGGTGGTGGCCATTTCAATGCTTCAGGCTTCAAGGTACCGCGTGACCATGAACTTGCCAAAGTATGAGGATGTCTCAGAGTACACGCAGGATATAATCGATCAGGCTGTACACGAGTATCATAAAGAGTTACATCTACTGAAAGTGCAAGAGCTGAAAGAGAAGCTGATTGCAAGACAACACAATGCAAAGTGGTGGCACAAGCTGTTTCCATTCACAATCAAAATCGAAAGGCGTAAATAATGTTTGATATCAAAGCTGTAATTGAAACTGCTAATAAAGAAATCGCTGAAGAAAAGGCAAAGAAGGCTACAACTGCACTTGTAAAGAAACTTCGCGAACTTGATGCTGCGAAGAGTATCGTACGTAACATTGAGCGTGAAATCGAGGACCTACAGCAGAGTATCTCCGACGGTTCATTCGCAGGTTAATATTATGGCAGAGCTAACAGAAGAGTGGCGCCATATAATAGACGGTTATTTCGTCTCAACCCTCGGTAGAGTCAAGAGTCCTGATACAAAGTTTAAAAAGAGTCGCATACTTAAGCTAATCGCAAATAATGAAGGCTACTTAAATGTAGGTATTGGCTTAGGCGAGAATCATGCAACGCACCGTGTGAACAGATTAGTAGCGATTGCATTTATTCCTAACCCTGGTAACAAACCTGAGGTAGGTCATATTGGTGTTGACTCTGAAGGACGAATAGACAAGTCTGATAATCGGGCTTGCTCATTAGTCTGGATGACAGGCGAGGAGAACAGGACACATGCTATTGAAAGCGGTCTACATGGAGTCGGTGAGCAAAACGCAACAGCGAAACTAACTGATGCAAGCGTAAGGATCATAAAAGGTCTAATTGCGGCCGGAGAGCATATTCCCGATATTGCAAGAGAGTTTGGAGTACATCGGGGTGCTATTTACCAAATACAGAAAGGACGGACATGGCAACATATAGAATGGCCGCAATAAATGGCGCTCCTACAGGTTAATCCGCCCTGCCCTGTCTACTTTGCAGGATGGGAGACCACCACTGTTGCCTTAGGGCGCAGTGGTTGGAAAATATCCTTGGAAGATGATATTTACAGGGAAGAGAAGCGTCTGCTCCTGTATCATCCCGCATCAAATCTGAAGATGCTTGCTATTAGTAAAGAGTACTATAGGTACATGGAACGAGATCGTTTCAATGACTTTCGAGACAAGTACGAGCAACGTTGGAATGGTCCTGACTTCACTGTAATACAAGCAGCTAGTGATATCATGTTCAGAGTTAGCGATCCAGGGTTAATGCCCACCTTCAATGCGTGGGCAGACACTAGACCGACTATGATGGAATTTAGTATGCATGAAATGAGGCTATCTGAATTGCCACTATTCACTGCCCTTGAAAAGCCTCCAGCAAAGGAATTAATCGTTGAACCGCAAGAGGTAGCAACATTGCTTGAACAGATTATACGCTTGCAATCACCCGCACAGGCCTCTATTCGGGCTAAACAAAGGCAAGAAAGAGTACCTACAATGCATGCAACAATTTTATCATTTGGAGAAGCTGCATGATCATAGCACTTGATTATGATGGTACATTTACAGAAGATCCGGCTCTATGGGAACGCTTCATCTTTACAGCTGAGATGCGGGATCATCGTATTGTAGCAGTTACAATGCGTTACCAATCAGAAGGAATTGATCCTAAGTTTCTCAGTTTCATTGGTGAAGAAAATGTGTTCTTTACAGGTCGCATGGCTAAGAAGCCTTTCATGGCTAATTTAGGTATTCACCCTAGCATCTGGATCGATGACCATCCACAGTCTGTATTTATGGATGCTGAAACTATTTGGGGTGCACATAATGTACTACCAGAGGGTCAGCTAGATTCCCGTAACGCAACGGAGGTACGATGAGCATAACGTTTCACATTGAAGGTGCACCAACGGAACGTTATCAACCTGATCCAAATAATGAGCCTGAGTGGTGGGATACAAGACCATGCGAGGGATTCTATGAAATGAATCTTTCAAATGTAAATGCAGCAGATTTACTCATCCTTCTAGGGCAGTATAAGGAAGCAAATGAGCTATATGGTAAGTGGGAGCAGGATAAGATCAGTAAGGTTCTGCGTAAAGTAACTAAAATACGCAATACACGAGAGAAGGATCATTTCGAAAAGGCAACAACTCGTGTTGGAAACTTTATTGATTGTGGTAGGGATTCGCAATATGTTTTACGAAGGCTTGATACATTGATAATGATGCTTAAGGCTGCAAAAGATAATCAAATGAATATCGTATTTGGTTAGTCCGGAGGTCTGGCGGGTGCGACAGGCGTGCACCGGCAGGGTAGCAGGTTGGGGCAAGGTGAGGCAACTGGCGGTCAGGCAGGGGCAAGTGTCCTACAAAAGTGGAAGCCCAGAAACGCAAAAGCTGGAACCGTGGCGCACAATTAAAGGAGATACTTTGAAGAAAAAATTTAAAGATATCACCAAGGAAGAGTTAAGAGAATACACCAGATATGATAACGGTGTTCTTTTTTGGATAAAAGATAAGGCAACTTGCAAGATAGGCGAAGTCTGTGGCGGTACGTATGTCATGGGCAACGGATATAAAGCAATGAACTTTAAAGGTGTTAAAGCAGCCCTACATAGATTTATCTGGCTATATCATAATGGGCAGTATGAAGGTGATATAGATCATATAAATAATGACTTATCCGACAACCGAATAGAAAATCTGAGGTTGGCTACACGCTCTGAGAACTTGCGAAATCGCGGAAAGTTTAAAGACTGTTCTAGCAAGCTGAAAGGAATATATTGGAGAAAGGATATTAAGAAATGGCAGGCATCTATTTCGATAGGAGGTACTACTAAATATTTAGGAGTATTTACTGATGAGGTTGAGGCATATAAAGCCTGGGTATCCGCTGCTGAAAAGGTGCAGGGTGAGTTTCTGCGTTGTAATTAAAATACACCTAGCAAAATTAATGATATAAAAATTGGTCTGAAAAGGCCGTTTGTAATCCAACTGGAGGACGGTTGGCGTTTTAACCCTAGTACTGCAATTGTGCAATACGGGGTATCTTATATGGTACACAACATCGTGTACCGTATTTAATTATATTAAAAGGAAATAAAAGCTATGTCAAACAATCTTCAACTTCAAAAAGGCGTTATGACTCCTGATGGCAAATGGTTCAGCACTGTTACGGAAGCTCGTGACTATCTGCGTAAGCCAATGGTCGAGGCCGCTCTGAAGAAGGTTGCTGGTGGTGATGCTAATCTTGCTACGTTCCTGTATGAGAACGAAGATGAGATCATGAAGAGTTTCGAAGTTGGTACTGTTGCTCGTGTAACTAAGGCTGAAAAGAACAAGCTAGAGAAGGCACTTGCACATCTTGCTACTATCACTGATAACAAGCTGCGTTTCATTCAAGACAATGCTGCTGCAGTTCTTGATTCCTTCCGTTGGCCTTCTGTCAAGCGTATGAAGGATGAAGAAAAGGCTGCTGCTACGATGGCTGCACTAACTGCTCTGGCTGATGCTAATGCAGCTAAGTGGATCATTGCCAATCGTGAAAAGATTGAAGAGGCTTACGAGGCTGGCGTTGAGAAGCGTCAAGCTCCTGCCGGTGGTGGTCTGGAAGAGTATCAAGCTGCTAAGAAGGCTGGCGGTGCTGTATTTGAGGCTTACCAAGCTAAGCGTGCAAAAGCTAAGGCCGATGCGAAAGCTGCTGCTAAGAAGGCTGCTTAAGAAACCACTAAGGATATAAGTCCTGTGTCATGCTTAAGCTATCTTTGATAAACAAGCATGATATAGGCTTTCCTTATTGGTTGTGTGTAATCCATATATTGCTGAAGTCTCCTCCCTTCTGAAGCTTTATAGAAAACACTCACCTTTCGCTAACGCAACGTTAGCACATAGTTATCATAATGACTATTAGACTTTACACCCGCAAGGGAATAAGTTTAAAAGATTATGGATTAATTGCCCTACACATTCTAAAGAGTGTTGTAGGGCCTTTAATTGACATCATTAGACGTCGTGAATCTAGTGATGTCACTTAAAGGAGGTAGCAATGAAGTTCAATACAACAACACTCTGTGAGTACTGTGGAAAGCATCGCAGCGCAGCTAATCATAGCCTGTGCTCTGTTAAACGTAAGCAAGCAACCAAAGGGATACAGCAAAATGAGCGTACTGACAATCAAAAAGAACGAACCAAAAGGCAAGACAGAAATTCTAGCATCTGATTTATCTGTAAGACAGATCTTTACTCGAAATCGTAGACCAGGTTACTTTATGAGGATCAGTCCTACTAGCTACTTATTGAACTCTAAGACAGTACAAGAGAATGTAAATAAAGCTAAGCCACTTATCCTGAATCTTAATGAGGGTACTTGTTACTTTATTGAAGGTACTGAAATAGTACGCCCTGTTAGCAGTGCAAACCTTAAGGTGATAAAATGAGTCTAGAGGCAACCGTACGCTATCAGTTTGAAGAATGGCAAGGGCAAGGATATGAGGAACGCCCTGTATGGTATGATACTGAAATTGATAATCAATTAAATCAAATGTCACATTCTGAATTTCTTATCAGACTTTCTGATGCAATAGAAAGTATGCGAAATGACAACTGAATGTTATTATGATCGCTGTATCTATCATGCATCTCAGCTAGGAGATGATGGCCCTTTCTGTGATGAAGAAATATGTCTTGCTAGTAAAAAGGACTTAGAGGAATTTGAAAAGCTTCGTCAAAACTATTTAAGGGCTATCGGATTTATAAAGGATAAAAGAGATGTATGAGGCTTCCAAGGCAATCAGACGCAGATACAAGGCTGACAATGATAGGTATTTTACAGGGGAGGGCGTTGATATTGGCGCTGGTCCTGACTGTATATCTCAGCATGGTTATGACGCATACAATTGGGATCTAAAGGATGGTGATGCGCAATATATGAAGGCTGCAAAGGATAATCAATATTCATTCGTGCATAGCAGTCATTGCCTGGAACATATGAAGGATCCACATATTGCACTTAGGAACTGGATCCGTATATGTAAACCTGGTGGCTATATTGTTGTCACTATTCCTGATGAAGAGATGTATGAGCACAATGCATGGCCTAGTAGATTCAACTCAGATCACAAATGGTCATTCAGGATGGAGCGTACCCCAACTAAGCACACCATAGCCGTCTTATCTATGTTAAAGAACGTAGGTGAACTTGTAGATGTTATTAGTGTTCTACGTTTGGAAGCTGGCTATGATCATAATAACTTCAATGACCAAACGATGCCAATAGACGGCCCTGAATGTGCTATTGAATTTATACTACGAAAGCGATAAATGACAAACGGACAGTTCTTAGTAATAATTGGAGTTATCTACATTGCACCGCATCTTAGACCACCCGTAGCTCTTACTTTAGGTATTCTATTTTTACTAGGTGCTGTCTTAAATGGGCTTAAGATTATATAATGCGAAAGAAAACACTGTACAAAATACATGCAGCATGCTTTAATCGTGGCAATCAAATGATAGCAACAGCTGTAAACAATTATAGTAAGTCGCATCCCTTGCAAGCTCACTTTGCACGTAAAGTAGGGTTGCCTAATAAGATCAACCTGCATGCAGAGATCGCAGCCATTCTTAAATGTAAGACTAAGCAGATACATACTATCTGGGTTACTCGTTATAATAAAGATCAGTATCTTCGTAATGCTAAGCCATGCCCTATCTGTATGGCTGCTATCAAGGCATTTGGAATTAGGAATGTAATTTATAGTAATGCAAGAGGAGAAATGGTACATGAAGAGTATTGAGGGCCGTTGGGGAACAACCTACTATCTAGAGAATGATATTTACATTGCGCCTAGCCTTGAAAATTACGGAGAGTTCAGTCCAGAAGAAACAGAGATGATTATTAGTCTTGCTACAGAGGCTGGTAAGAATCGTCTGTGTCTGGACATTGGCTCTAACTTCGGATGCATTAGTCAGGCTCTAGAAGTAGCTGGCTTTACCTGTGAGGCATTTGAGCCACAACCTAATATTGTAAAAGTTACTGCAATGAATGTCAAAGGCGTAATTCATAATGCAGCAGTGGGTAGTTGCCTTGGTGAAACAATTATGCCTCTACTTGCTACGGATACAAAGGTAAATCATGGTGGCGTATCTGTAGGAAAGATGGGAGAACTTGGAAGTATCAAGGTACCTGTAGTCGCAATTGATGCACTTGAATACCCTGATGTTGGCTTTATGAAAATTGACGTTGAGGGATTTGAGTTAGAAGTCCTAAAAGGAGCAACTGAGACAATTAAACGTTGTCGTCCTATTATTTACCTTGAGGATGACCGAAAGGAAAATAGCCCAATGCTTCGAAAGTATATTTGGGATCTGGGATACCGTACAAAGCTGCATCAACCTCCTTTATTCAGACCAAATAATTTCTTCAAGAATGAGAAGAGTATCTGGAAAGAAAATATAGTGTCATTTAATATCATTTGTCGGCCTCTTTAAACTGCGGCTTTTGTGGTATCTTATATGAATACAACCACCACCACAAAAGGAGCTTTAAAATGGCAATCCGCAAAACACATCACGGTTTCCTGGTCATGTCCGCAGACCACGTTGTAATGGGAATCTTCGCATCACGCGAAGAAGCCATGAAGCTGTTTGACCTGTAAAGAAAAGCTTTAGTGTAAATCCTAGCGCAATACTGGGAGCTAGGGCTTACCATGAATACTTTGTTTCATAACCAAAGGAGAGCACCATGAGTGAACGCGACTGGCAAGTTGTACAGTACATCAAGGAACATTCCTATATGAACCGAAATGAACTGATTGAAGGTCTTGTAGATGACCTTGGCTTTAAACGCGAAGATGCTGAGTGGACGATTCTTTAAAAGGGAATATAGACAGGGATTGGAAACAGTACCTGTCCATTATTTTTTTTTTTTTTTTTTTTTTTTTTGTTTACAAAGGAGAAACAAAATGAAACTACCGCAAATAGTTCAAATGGACCCAATTCCAGTAGGTGCTAACCCATTCAATCATGATGCATATAACATGGGTGTACAAGTTAGTGGTGCCTGGACTGCAATGTATGATAAGCATATAGGTGATGTAGACCCTGCTTATATTATCATGGTTAATAGCAAGACTGGTCAACGTTTCAAATTGCTATTCAATGCTGATAATGATCACTCAGATTTAATGCATGTACTCTGTGTAGCAAGGTAACAAGATCTGCTAGGTACAACCCTGTGAAAGTCAGGGTCAGACACTTAACAGTGTTTGCTACGCTTAAAGATACCCTGACTAACCTGAAAAGGAAGTTTAATTGAGATGTTCTCTTTAGCGAGAGAACGCGCAAAAAAGTCCATGTTCTAGGCATGGATCGGGTTATATAAGAGATTCCTAGAGTCTAACCTGTCCGCCTTTTCAAAGACCTAGAGATGGGAAATTTGGGGAGTCATAGAAGGGACAAAGGGAAGCAAGTAACCCTAGCGTCATGTTAGAGTCGCTCTCTAGCTTGTAGCCGGTTGAACTTTAGAATGCCCTGTTACGTGAGATATGATCGGGGTCGGAAGACTCTACGTTAGCATTTCAGATCGTTTGGGAGTGCACCTTTCTAGAGTTCTTCTCGAGTACAATAAAAGGAGAAAAGAGAAATGAAGACGTTTATTAGTCAGATCAAGAAGGATGATGTCTACCTTCCTAAAGAGCCTGCAGGGGCTGATACTGCCTTTATGCAAGCTAGTGATATACTTGAAAATGCACTGCGTGTATATAAAAAGGCTCCAGTATTTAAGTTGCCTAATAACGGTGTATTGATTAGTTCAAAGAAGTTTACAGTGAGACGCTTCTGTCTTCCGTATAGACATATGGTACTTGAGTTTCAAGAGGGCTTTGAAAAAGGTGATCTGTGTGATATTCTTATGCTCTCGCAAACCGGACCTGGTGAAGCAATACAGATGCTCTATATTACCCGTACCATAGGTGCTAGCTGGCTATTTGCTCCAATTCTTGCGACTTTTGTTCTAAAAGAAGATGAGGTTGAAATTGTTGTAGAAGGAAATCCTACAGTTCCAATGGAAGATGGCCGCATAGTTGGTTACTATCGCCCTAAAAACTTAGGTGGACAAAAGGTAGGCCTGTACCAATTTAAAGGTAGTGAAGTTTATGTCGGCAGAATGAACTGGGTATTTACCAGTGTGCTACAAATGATGATGCTGCTTGCTTGTAAGAATGTGACAGTGAGGGATTCTACCCCTAGACTTAAGAAGGGTTGTAAGCTGAAGGAACGGATTGGTACACATTATAAGGAGCTAGTCATAGAGGTTAAGAACAAGATTAGCAGCAGCAACGCTGAAGCTCCAGATGAGACTGATATAGTTGAAAGATATCGACCAGGAGAACATATTCGCATGGGACATGACCATCGCTTTAAAACCAAAGATGGGTATGTCACATACTGGATACAGGATACGATAGTTAATGCAGGTGTTGGATATAAAGTAGAAAAGACTTACAGACTACGACCGAGTGATTAAGGAAAATAGTGATATGCTTTATACTATAAACCTTCTCTTATTTAAAGGAATATCATGCAGACACAGTCTAAAGAGCTAGATGAGCTACTCGCGCCACTACTTAAAACAGGTTGGGAACTTACAAATGGAGGCAAGCATTACAAGCTAAAATCACCCAAAGGACAGGTCATATCTATCGCAGGTACCTCTAGCGATAAACAATTCCTGCTAAGTGTCAGACGAGATATTCGCCGCATTACAAAATGGGAATCCCAAATGGGATTAATAGTAAAACGCAATTTACCCTGTAAGTGTGGTAATAAAGACTCAAGACAAGAATATGAGGATGGAAGCAGCTTTTGCTTCGCTTGTATGAAATTTTACGAAGCTCTACCAGAGTCTGAGAAATTTAGAGCTGATATTGTAGCGAAGACATTTAAAGCTGCGCTTGCAGTAGGTCCTAAAAGCGTAAAGAAATTAGCAAGAGACTCAAGTATCCAAGCATTGCATATGCCAGATGCAACTGTTAAAGAATGGGTACAGTATTTAATTAAGACAGGTGATATTGTAGAGTCTGGTACATTTCCGAATTTACTATATAAATTGCCTAGTGAATTAAAAATACCACATATCCCTAATCAAAACAAAGGAATGAAAACAATGAATGTTACGGCTGATAAAGAGGATCTTAAGAAAGCTACTGACAGGCTATTAAAAGATATTGCTTCAAATGCAGAAGTGCATCCTATATGGAAGGCTATGGTAGAAGAACAAACACAGTTGTTGAAGGAAATCTTGGCAGAGCTACGTAAGGAACCTAAGATGGAAACAACAGATGCTCCTTATAAGAAATCTAGGGGACCAAGTACATGGACACCTTATCAGTTAGAAGTTGAAGAGCTGCTTAGTAAAATTCAACAAGGCGCAAGTATTCGTATTGAGTATCCAAAAGATATGTCAAACAATGATGCAGACGAACTTGCTAAATGGATTAGTGGTCGTATCCAGAATAAGTTTAAGATAACTGGAGGCGGATTCTATCGTCACCTGAAGGATATTAAGACAGTGATCGCTGGGCGATACTAGTAGAGCTTAGCAGACTAGGAGAGTCTTTAGTATAACTATAGAATACCGTAGTTATCTATAAGGATTTTACGTAGTAAACAGGAGAAGAAAAGATGGATGAAAGTAAACTTCGCAAGGCAATATTAAAGATAGCTGACAAGCACATTGTAGATAGACGCAATAATGTTTTAAGGCTGCATACATTCATGAGCAATAATGATGAACTTATCGCTTTTTCTAAAGCACTATTGAAGAGCAAACAAAAGGAAATTAAAAATGTCTGACCTTCCAGTATTTGATTGGACGAATTTCACAGTTGTTCCTACAGCATCCGGTAAGATTATGATTAAATGGTTCCAAGCAGAAGATCGTCCTCAGAGCAAGACATTTGAAAAGATGGAAGATCTGCTGGACTTTCTTGAAATGAACTTTTAAGGATAACTCTGTGTGGAATACCGTTGATGCGGTTGCTTACGAAACTGACCAAACCGCACTTACAGGCGGCGAGATAAAGAAACTCGCAGACCGATCCCTTAACTATTTCCTCTATGTCGAGGATGAAAGTGAAGCGACGGGCCAAAAGCACATTTGTGACGGCTTGGCGGTCCGGCTGGACGGTGACGTGAAACACTTTTGGGTGATACCGCCCGCAACATACAGATGACGGCTAACGCGATGTGTACCCTAGATGGTGCGTCCACTGAGTTATACACCAAGGAGAAATGATGAACATTGACGAGATTGCGCTGCGCGTGGTTAGGGAATTGAACATAGCCCCTGAACTACAGATGCTCGACTTCGCACACCGCCTGATCGCAGCAGTACAGGAAGCGCAGGAGCCGGTGGCAATAGCAGAAGGGCGCGAGTTGTATTGGATTGCCTCAAAAGAACCGAAGGATGACGAGGAGGATATGTACTTGTACACCTTCCCGCTCGCAGCCGCGATACCTGAAGGCATGGTGCTTGTGCCGAGGGAGCCGACTGAGGCGATGATTGAGCAAGGCGCTATGGGTATGGCTTCATTTCAAGAGAACAGTGTCTGGCCCGATTCGTGGGAGCCTGTTCAAGTTAAAGGCATGAGACACGACGCTAAGAAAGCGTGGCGCTATATGATCGACGCCGCGCAAGGAGGGGAAGTGATGAACACCTTACACAGTAGAAGTACAGCGTTCTACGAGGAGCGCATTGCTAAACTGGAAGCCGATCTAATGGCCTCCATCAGGCGAGAGGAATTACTGCTAACACAGATTGGAAATATGAGAGCTGAGAACGCCGAACTGCGGAAGGATGCTGCACGGTTGGATTGGCTTGAATCAAATCCACGCCACGCTCAGATTCTGATTGAAAGTAGAGCCACCGACTGCGTGTTTTACGGAATCAGTTGCGCGGAGTTGGTCAAACTGCGTGACGCCATCGACGCAGCAATGGGAGAACACGATGAACAAGCTCGCTGAACTGAAGGCCGCTGCGGAGGCGGCGATAGATGCAAAGACCAATGGCGATGACGATGAAGCTATTGCTAATGATCTTATGTGTGGAGCTAGGTTCCGTCGGTTAGCCAACCCCGCCACCATCCTTAAGCTGATCGCAGCAATAGAACACTACGAAGCGGCACTCAAGGCCGCATTTCCTAGCGGCGCAAGTGGTGCCGCCTACGAGCATTGGAACAAGGCAAGAAAGGAGTTGAACGATGACTAGCCGAGAAGCGTTTGAGAAGTGGTTCGTATCTCGGGCAAAGTTACCGCTTGAGATGTATGGCAAATGGCATGAGGATGAGCAACGCTACACCGAATTCTCAGCACTGCAAACCGATTGGGAAGCATGGCAAGCCTCCCGCGCCGCGCTGATTGCGGAGATTAAGAGGAATGGCCCGTTGATGTGGTACGAAGCAGAACCCCTCTACCGCCTACCAGAAGGAGAAGTGTGATGTTCAAGGACACAGATCAAGGCCAGACCCAGTACGAGCAGGACATGAGTAACCGAGTCTGCAACACAGTGATGATCCCGGTCGAGGAATACGAAACCCTGCGCCGACAGGTGGATGACCTGACGCAGTATGGCGTGAAGCTGGACAACTGGAACGATACGTTGCAAGAACAACTCGCCGCCATGACGAAACTATGGGAGAACGAGTATAGGCTGCGTACAGAAGCACAGGCCGACAATGCGAGGCTGCGGGCGGCGTTGCTGCATATTAGCGAACATTGGTGCGGAAATAGGAATGATCTTGCTGCGTATGATGCACTGGATCACATACTTGACGCGGCAGTTGACGCCCTCGCCCTCCCACAAGACACTTCTGCGCTTGATGCGCGACTGGCACAGGAACGGGAAAGGTGATGGAGGCGCAACTCGGTCTGTCTTGAAGCTATTAAAAAAATAAAAATTGGAGACCCTCTAACTAACACTATACTTGCCCTTAATTGGGTAGGTATAGTGTTAGTTAGAGGGTCTCCTTTATTTTTTTTTTTTTTTTGTTTTCAAGTTCCTACGGGGGATTTTAGTAACAAATAGTCAAAGATTTCCTTACACGAACCCGCTAAATTAATGATAAGCCTGTCCCCCCTTTATTACCAGCAGCTATATAAGAGTAAAGGGTATAATTATACTATCAGTAATACTATCAATATTACTGTCAATAGCTATACCAACCTAAGTTATCTAAATAATCATTATTACAAATAAGAACAATAATAACTAATTATTATAATCATTACAAATATAATACTAATAATAACTAATTATTATAATCATTACAAATATAATCATTATAACAAATAATCATTATAGTAATTATAATTATTTTTCAATAGACAATTACATTAACATTCAAGGGAAATACCATGGTTATCCGAGATAAAGGTAATCATGACAATGATCATGAGACTAACGAATTACAATTATTTGTCACTGAAATTAAGGGACACCATCAGGTAATGCTTCAGAAATTTGAAACGATGGATGCAAAGTTCGATGATATGTCTCACCAATTAAGGTCAGTAGTGGATACATTAGATAGACATATGTATGAAGAAGACAAGGAGATAAAGATTATTAAGGATACTTTATTATCTGCCGTGAATAATGTAGAGGAGAAGGTACTCTCAGGATTTCCTCAGAAAGATCCTATTCGTCATCATGACTATCATGTCGACATCATAGACTCTAAGGCTGATAGAAAGAAATTAATTATAGAAGTTACAACATTTGTTGTAAAGAGTATTGTATGGGCTGCCATAGTAGTTACTGGGCTAGCTATATGGTCATACTTTAAGATACAGGTGGCATTATGAGCACTAATCTAATCGCCAAAGGAATAGGTATAATTGTATTTGTATTAACATTTTGTATTCTCCTGACTGGTGTTGATACTGTCTATCTAGAGGCACCTTTGGTTGAGCAGGAAACTAATGTTACAATAGCAACAGCATCTGGTCATCTTGTTATTACCAGGCAGTTTACGCATATTAATAATAACACTGTCAAGATAACAACTGATCTTATTAATGGAAATGGTAGAGTTATAAGCCTATCCGAAATAACGCTCAGATCTACTAATTACACAAAGGTACATCCAATTCCTCCAGGTCTATCAGGAAAGTGGTGTGTGGTAGCTACTGTAAGTTACAAATATAGATTCAGTCTGAGAGAGCATAATGTACGTCTCAAGGAAAGGTGTGTAGATCTATGAGAGCATTACTTAGAAAAAATGCATGTATCTTCTGGAAAGCTGACTTTATTGCAGTGCGATATCTTATCGCTCTTAGTTCACTTTTCTGGGCATTTCAACTATTACTGCCAGTTGTATTGTTTACACCGAGTCGTACTACATACACATTGATGGCAGCTATTGCAAACGAGAATCTATGGGCTATTGCTTTTCTTATAAGTGGATCCGTAGGTATGTATAGTGTCGTTATGAATATCAGAAACTATATTACGCTAGTCTTCGAAAGCATACTAGGTAGCCTCCTATGGAGCACCTCTACGATTGCCTGTTTTGCAGCACACTGGCCACAGAAGGAGACCTTTCTGGAGGCATTAGCGGCATACCCACCGCCTGCTGCAATGTCCGGTGAGCTTACACTTACATTAGGATGCTTTGCTGTTCTGATGCGATACTCTGTAGGGGGCAAGAAATGAGTTACGATCTTGCTCTAGGAGCTATACTGACCGCATTAGCCTTTCTATTTTCAATGAGAGTGAAGCCACCAACTGCACATGATAGGACTCTTGAGGAGTTACTTGAGCGAGAAGCTGAGTTGGTTAAAGAGATAGAGGCCTTGAGAATGGCAGTAAGAGATTGTAGCAGAAGGACGAGCGGATGCCCGTAGGGTGAAACTTCTACAAACCTATACTCACGAGACAACGTGCAGTTTAGAAGTCTATAACGAAATATCTAACTTATATAAAGAAGGAGGTAAATAATGGAAGAAAAGACTGATAAGCCCAGATTCAACCTCCCAGGCGGTGAGAATTCTAAGACAGGCATTGGTAGGCCAGTCGGTAGTGTTAATATTGCATCACGTAGAGCAGCTAAAAAGCTAGAGGAACTAGGCTTTGACCCTATTGCAGAAATGGTAAAGTTATATAAGGAAGTTACTAGGCAACTATATAACATGACACATGACGAGTTTGACCTACCTAGAACAAAATACTCGACAATGGCACATGCACAATTAACTGCCACACAGCAACGCTGTATTACAGAACTAATGCGTTATGGCTATGCACGCGTAACTGAAGGTGTTGAAGTTACCACACAAGCACTAGCTCCTGTAACAATTCAATTAGCTGGATCACCCGTAGATTTTGACACAAGTGTTCTAGGTGTAGACCGTAATGAGGAAGATAATATGTCCTTCAAGGGACCGGAGGAATAGCCATGTTAACAGTAGGCGTACGTATGCAGGATGGCTCCTTTAGAAAGTATGATATTGATCTTCATCCTTCTGAAGGGTATGATAAGATCATTGCACTTGTTAAGAAAGAAGTCCTTGGTGCAACACGTGCTCTTGTCATTGTTCCTAGAAAAGAAAAGTATAAATTTAGTGTACCGGAAGGATTAAGTGCATGAAACCAATTATATACCTTATGGTCCGCAGTAATGAATATAGTGTACATTTCTATTTGAAATCAGTACGGACTGATCTTGGTAAATTTAAAACACTACAGGAGGCTCGCATTGCTGTAAGAGCAGTGTGGGATAATACTAGATGACAACAATCAAGCTACACCATGGTCAGAGCCAAATATTCTCAGACTTGTTTGTAAACAAATCAGTTGTTAATAGTGTAGCTGTATGCAGTCGAGGCTTTGGTAAGAGTCACTTAGGGGCAGTTGCTGCGATACAGGCAGTCTTTGAACTTATCCAGCTAAGGGAAGAAGTTCCTAATAAGAATGTCTATATCATAGCACCTACTTATGATCAAGTAACAGATATTTATTATCCACTGTTAATGTATCAATTAGGGATGGAACACTATGTCGTCAAACATAGCAGAGACGGTGGAGCTTTGTGGTTCCCAAAGGATGTCAATCTTAGACTGGTTTCTTATGAGGCTGTCGCAAGGTTACGCGGCAAAGGAGCTTATTTCGTTGTTAATGATGAAGTACGCGACTGGACTAAAGGAATCGGATTTAAGGAGGCTTGGGAAGGTATTATTCAACCTTGTATTACTACACGATGGGGTGCAAAGAGAGCTAAACAGCTAGGTGCTCCTTCTCAAGGTAGATCCTTGACAATATCCACACCGAAAGGCTATGATTACTTATATGATATGTATAATAAGCAAGAACAAGATCCTGCCTGGAAGTCATACCACTTCGATTACACACGATCCCCTCTCCTTGACATTGAAGAGACAGAAGCGATTAGACACACAATTGACCCCCTCAGGTGGGCAAGGGAATATCTGGCCTCATTTGAAGAATCAGGCAATACAGTCTTCTATTGCTTCAAACGCAAAGAACATGTAAAGAATGATTTGCCTGAGTGGGAGCGGAATAGTAATGGACAGATCACTGAGAATATACATATAGCAATTGACTTTAACGTTATGATCCAAGCTTCTAGCGCATGGGCTATACGTGGAGGACAAGCACATTGTCTAGATGAATTTAAAGGTGCAGCAGACACACAGCAATTATGTGATGCGATTAAGGGAAGGTACTGGCCAAATGGTCAAAAGAATTGTAAGATATTTGTCTACCCGGATCCGTCTGGAAACAGTAGAAAGACTTCTGCTGTCGTTGGAACTACTGACTTTTCTATTCTTCGTAATAATGGTTTTGAACTTTGCGCTCATTCTAAGGCTCCTTCCATAGTAGACAGTGTAGCATGCGTTAATCGTATGTTTAAGACTGCTGCGGGTGAGACTAATATGTATATATCAAGTAAATGCCAAGGTGTAATAACGAGCCTTGAGCGTACATCATGGGTGGATAATAATGCAGATACAGCTGTTATTGATAAAAAAGAAGGTATTGAACACTATACTGACGGCGTACGCTATTTTACTGAGTATATGTTTCCTATCAGGACTGGGACGAAAGTAACTAAGAGAGGATTTGCGTTTTAACAGGTAAGAAGTATTATATGACATTTACAGAAGCCCCTAATTAAAGGAGTATGACTTGATTACAGCAATGAAACTTGGCGAATTGTTATTTGCTATACAAAATGATCCTACAATTAAGACTATTGAATACATCAGGGATGCTAAGTTCACAGTCAAGGCTACTCGTAGATTTAAGTCTTGGAAGTATCCTAAGACTACTGACAGGCATGAGGATATTGTATTGACTATCGGTCGTCCAGGATACCTTACACGTAAGCTTATAAAAAGATGTCTAAAGGCAGATCTTCCAATTATAGGTGATTTTGTAACAAAGGGATTTCCTAAGAAGAAACCGAAGGCTAAGTAAATGCCTCTATACACAGCCAAATGTTCCGTATGTGGTAGTATTGAAGAATACTCTGCACGTATTGCAGAACGTGACAACACACCTTTATGCAATAAACAAAAATGCGTTGATGTGGAGATGGACAGGATACTTACTCCTGTAATGGGTGTAGTAGATAATCCTGCGTTTATGTCTAAGTATAAACATTTGTATGATCGTAAATCATGAAGACACTGAAAGACTTACTTAAAGCTAAGCTAGAGATAGAGGTAAAACTACGCAAGAATCCTACAACAGCTTTAAAAACAGAATATGACAATATCCTTCGGCAGATCCAACAATTAGCCAGAGAACAGGGTAAATGATATCGCTAGATATGATCTAGTACAACGCTCATTACAGCATTTTTGAAGTAAACTAATAATTAAAGGAACAACTAGCATGGATATTAGTCAACGTAAAGCAGCACGTACCTCCCCAGGTAACTGGAACGTAGTCTCAAACAATGGCACTGTGGTAGCAAAGAACAATGTTACCGGTGAGTCATTCAACGATACTATCGCTAACTTCAACGCGATCTTTGCAGTGAAACAGAATGCAGCCGGTCTTAGTGAAGGTACGTTAGTAGATACATCACTGCCAATCATTATGCCTAATGCAGGTACTATTACTGCTGGTGGTGCATTGACTCTTACTGTAGCTCTTCCGCAGATTTATGATGGTGGCTGTTGGATGTACTTTCCTGCAGCGGCGTTCAATCCGTCAACTGCTGCTGGATTCTATTATTGTGTAATGTCAACTACCACTGTTGGTACTGTATACACTAATTATTTCGATCCAGCTACCTCTGCTGAGTTCACTGGTGCTAAGCCTACAGGTGCTCTGGTAACTACTATCGGTACTGGCTCACAGTACACCGCTGTTACTACTGCTATTGCAGCATTCCGTGCAACTATCCCAGGTTCTGCAATGGGTGCCTTTGGTAATGCCGATATCTTAGTATGTTCAAGCAATGACGGTACTGGCGCTACCAAGACTACTACTACTAAGTTTGGCGGTACTTCTGTATGTAGCTCTTCGCAGACTACTACTACCCTGTCAAAGACTGGTGCTGCTGTATCCAACCGTGGTTCCACTGGTCGTCAGGTTGCACAAAGCCTAGTACCTGCTAATGTCTACATGGCCATTGACACTAATGCTGATGTAGCTGTTACTGTAGAACTAGCCTCAGGTGCAACTACTGCACATTGTGTTCTTGACCGTGTTAAGATTGCATTGAGCTAATCATGTGGAAGATTACAGGACAGGTTCAAGAAGAGATCCTTGCTGAGAATACTGAAACTGGTGAAAAGTTTCGTGGTAGAGGTTATGATTACAAGGCTATGGTGGCTAAACAGGCTACACCTGCTGCAGTTCCAGTAGTAGTTAGTCCTACGGAACCTGCTCCTGTAATTAAGCCTGAGGCTGTGGTAAGTATAGAGACAGTAACATTGTCTCGTGGTAACAGTCTTTCACTGAATGTTGCAGATAAGACAACTGTAAGAGAAAAATTCGGCGGCTAAATATGCTCCCTGCAAAGGTCTCTTTCGAGACTTTTGTTGAAAGTGTATTTAAACAAACCTCTACGGAGGAACATAGATTCCTCTAAAGGAGAACAAGTATGGCGACTATTAGTACAAGTCAGACATTTGATTCAGCTGCAAGAACTGCGGGTGAAGCATTTACTATTAACTCCGGTGCGGTATTTACCATAGATTCTGATACTCGTGACGGTAAGAACTCAGCAGCAGCTAGGGCTGGCTCAATGAGTTCATTTACAATGACTGCTGCTACTGGCGGTAAGGTAGTTGTAGATAGTAGTAAGGTTAAATATATAAAGTATGATACTCTAACAGGAACCCCTAACGTTCCTACTATAGGCGCTATTCTGCAAGGCGTCACATCTGGCGCTACTGGTGAACTGATGAGTATATCCTCAGCTATTAGTGCAGTGCCTACAGCTGCTGGTGCGGCTATGCCAGCTACTGGTATTATCAAGTTTAAGTCGATAACAGGCACGTGGCAGGATAATGAGACGATTGAAGTTCAATCAGGTGGCCTTGACTTATGCCTAGCAAATGGTACAATACAAACTGGTTGGCTTGAGATAGTAGTGGATGATGCCGCTGCATTCACTATAGGTCGTGCGCAAGAGTTTGTAATCAATAATGATAACACAACATATTGGTTCGAATCAGAGACTACTGGCAGTGGTGCTGCACATCAGCAAGTACAATTTCCTAACTACGGTGGCGCAGGTTTCTTTCTTCCTGGATGTTGGGTAGATGAGGCAGCTAATGGCACATGGGAGTTCTGGCCTGCCTGTATTACAGGCACAGGTACTTTCTGGTCAGCAGCCAATATGCTTACGGAGACTAAGAATAAATTTTGCGAGTGTCTAGCAGGTGGCATTATCAGGTTCGGTGGGAATGGTACTACTGCTTGGGGAAAGATACCTACATCAGGTGCTAAGTTTAGAGTACCTAACGTATTTCTCAAATCTGCAGCAACAGCGTCACGCGCATCTGATTCTGTACCGCATGCAACAACTACATCACGCCCAGACTTTGCAATGACTAATGCAGGTTCCATTAGAATTAATGGAGCTATAGGCCATTGGAATATTGTGTCAAGTCAGGCGTACGCATTGACGTTAAAGAATCTCGCTTTATTTGATATCTACAACATATCTGAGACTGCTACTGCACTTGACTTTGATAATGTCCATGTAGGTAATTATATTATTGCCCAAGACGCTGCCACATTTGTGTTAGCTAACAATTACGCAGGTGGCACGATTGCTAATTGCAAGCTAGGCAGAACAGGTACTATTGCCGCCAATGACTACGGTACAAGTGTAACTTACTGTAATAACATCACATTTAGCGGATGCCATTTTCAAAATCGTACATTGCGCACTAATGCGGCTGCATACCCTGCTAACTTCCAATACTGTGACGGCTTGACATTTAACGATTGTGTAATTGTAGGTTCAGGTATTATTATCCAGAACTGTACGAATACGATCTTGAACGATACTCAATACGCTGATAACTATGCAGGTATCTCTAGTGTAACTAATGCTCCTGTAGGCGCACTCATTCTGACTAACTCGAATGGCATCTTGATAGATGGTTTCTCGTGGTACACATCTACTGCAAACCAGCATCCTGATACCTGCATTGTGTATACATCATTTACACAGAACTGTAAGATGCGTAATATCGGTACTAATGCTAGTAAACTTACTGCCGGTTCTTCTAATGCAATGCTTTACTTCTGTAACGACGCAGGTAACTCGTATAACTTACAGTTCAAGCGCATCTATATGGACTTGATTGCAACAACTTTCTTTAACTGCGTGAACTCTACAAAGAAGGTTGAGATTGCCAATTGTGAAGGTAACGTGACAGCATATAAGGCTCTAGTTGCTGGCGCGCTTGACATGGAAGTAAAGAACTGCGGCATACTAGGAACAGGCTTCGGTGTAGTACCAGCATCTTTACTATCCATCTACGGTAGTATGTTTGCACATATTTTTACATCAGCTACTGCTGGACGTTTGCAATTACTCTTCAATGAGGACAGTGCAGCTAACGCAGCCTACATTACAAAGAACTTTACCACATCTGCTACTGGTACTTCTGGCTTTAACTCAGGCGGTGGTGTTGCACTGATTAATTCCGGCGATTATATAATTTGTGAGTTCCCTTGGAAGATCATTGGTATTGATACGTTCAATTCTGGTGCCGTGACCATCACAACAAGCACCAATATGACCATTGAATACGCAATCAACACTGGGTCAGGGTATGGGGCATGGACAGCATTTACAGGAGCTAATCTGAATACTGAAACCGTAGATGAAGTTGCTGGATTCTACTTTAAGATCAAATGTTCAGCCAATGCAACTAATGCTGCAAACTTACTCACACGTATCTCCTGCCTGACAGACAGTAATAGTACAGCGCAGGGCTTACAGTATCCCCTTGATGTTAATACGCTGACGCTTACTGGGTTAGTAACGGGTTCAGATGTAACAATAACAACCAGTGATACTAATACTGTAGTAGGTAGTATTGCTCAGACGACACCAACAAGCTGGGCTTACGTCTATTCAGGTGCGCAAACAGTCGATATTAAAATTATCAAGGCTGGTTACGAGGTTTATACAGTTTATGACCTTGCATTAACTACAACAGACTCAAGCTTACCAATTGCGCAACGGATAGATAGGGCTTACGTATGAAAATGCAAATAACAGCGACGACCGATCGCCAATATCTCGGTCATATATTTGACTCAGACGACAATCCTATCGTGCTAGATAACGATGTAAATGTAAACGTTGAGCGTGTACTCACAATGAGCGATGGACTTCGGTTTATCAGCAGCTCTTATATCATAGACGCACAGGAGATTTAAATGGCAAAAATTACAAATAAGTCGTCATTAAATATAGGTACTGAGCTGACAGTCAATACAACGACACGCGAGATTACACTAAACGTAGCAGGCAATTTAGTAGCTAAAGATGGCGTTCAATGGCAAGCATTATACTCTAAGCTGATTCAGCTATGGGAATCTGCAACATACAACGCATATCCCTTTCCGTTCTATACAATCGACGCCCTGTCAGGTCAGTTTAATATTGGCTTCGATGGCACCCGATACAATACATGGACATTTGCGGGTAGTTCGCGGCTGTACTTGCGTGATGGTGGCTGGAATGAGTATACCGCTACTACGCCTGGAGCAGATGGTACTGCCACTGCGGGTACCGTTAATTCAACCTATGCAGGTGTTGTGTCACTAGGCACTGTATCAGCTTCAGCTCAGCTATACTATCAGAAGATCTCTGCTGGTACTGCTATTGACTTTACCTACACTGACGCTGCTAACTTAGGCGTACAGGTGTATGGTGATGCAACACATGGTAGCCTTAGTAATGCAAATTATCTAAAAGGCTTCTGTCGCGTATATGGCAAGAAGTACACTGAGTCAGTCTTGGCAGATACAGGTAAGAGTGCAACTGGCTCGTACTTGATCAACTTGCTATTGTCTAACTCAGACGACCTTGATGCTACTGGTGTATATGCTGATATTATTACGACTCCTGTTGCTCCATATGACAAGATGCGTATTAACTACTTTGCCTCTGCATTTATCAAGAACGTAGATGGTGCAGGTGTGGCGGGTTCAGTTAATCATTACGGTATTGTAGTCGACGTAGGCACACACTCAGGTGTAGATGGCGTATCTAATGGTACTACCTCCTTCACCACTGCTGCTGCTGGCATTACTGGTGCTAACTTTACAGGCGGTACCCTAGTTGTTCATAGTGGCGCAGGTGCTGGCACTTACACTATCTCTGGTAGCCCTGCCGCCGGTACTGTTACTACGACTGCTACGATTCCTGCTGCATCAGGTGCATCATTCACGCTGTATCCAACTGTTGCATCTACTGCTACTCTGCGCCAGATCTACTCATATGTGCAGGCAAAGCTATTGCAAGCTACCTCTATTAACAGTCAAGCCACTAGCGTAATTGGTAAGACAGCTTCACTGTTAATGAATTGGACTGCTAAACTAGTCTGTGGTGTATATGCTCCAACTAACCCTGCAGGTGGTGGTACTGGTGTTGCTGTAGAAGGTGTAAGTGCTGCTGATATTAATACTATCCAGTTCTATGACAATACAGCTGTTCTTCGTGAATATCCCTACGCAAGTGCGGGTACACTAGAGTTCTCCGCTAACTTAGTAGGTGGCTGGTATGTATTGTATTACACAGACCTTACAACTACCAATGACTGGGGTACTGCTACAGCTGTAGTTGTTCGTGATAAAGATAATGTGAATATCTCTGGTACTGTTGGCTCAGCATCTATTGCATTTACCTACGATTACACCAATCAGACCGAAGGTGGTAAACGTACAGGTGGCACTGATACTGCTGTAACGCTAGTAGCAGGTAAATCTGGCTCTGCTAAGCCAGTTGTAGTCTCAGTTGTTGCAGCAAGTGGTCTAACTGCTTCTAAGGCAATCAAGATTACAGCTACGGCAGAAACGGATCGTGCCTACGTCTAAGGAGTTAATGTGACAATCACATTTGACGGTTCAACAAAGATCATTTCATTGTCAGCGACTAGTTCGTTGTCAGTGAAAGATCTTTGGAGCAGGTGGTGTGATTGGATGGCTATTTCTACTAACAGTAAATGGCTACCGGCGATGAGTCAAGTAGGTGGTAATACTATTGACTTATCAGCTGGCACATCTATTCCACCGTATATTTACTTAATAAATGACTGGCGTGTTAGACCACAGGAGAGCAGTCATACACTTAATGTTAGTGATGGCATCCTTCTTGTGGATGGTGGTGGTGATCCATTTGTAGATACACTTGGAAGCTACATAGTACGTATCAACTACTCACAACCTGTGCAAGCTATTACAGTTGCAACAGGCGGTGGTAGTGGCGCAAGTGCTGCAGAGGTATGGGGTTACAGTACACGTGCGCTAACCTCTGGTGCCGCACCGAGTGCCTCAGCTATTGCTGCTCAGGTTAGAGTAGAGCTAGCTGTAGAACTAGCAAGGATTGATGCTGCTATTAGTAGTATAGCATCGTCTAACGCACCCTCTGCTATTGATAACGCTCTAGCAGTACGCTCTGAGCTTGCTACTGAATTAGCTCGCCTAGATGCAGCAATTAGTTCACGCCTAGCATCTGGTATTGTAAATGCTAATGTTCAGCAAGTGAATGGCACTACTATCTATGGCACAGGTACCGATTTAGATCCATTTAGGGAAGTGCCATGAGTACTTGGAGACAGGGCTGTTGGCGCACAGGTTGCTGGCGTGTAGGTAGCTGGCGAGGAATGGTGGCAGGTGTAGTTGCTGTTGCTATAAATATTGGTAAACGTATTGCAGGTGCAATGCCTTCAATGTATATTATGAGAAATCGATTTAGGAGATAAAGATGGCTGCATTAAATATTCCAGGCTCTAAGAAGACACTTCAGGAAGAACCACAAGCACGAGCACCTAATATTCCAGGTGCTGCGGTATCTGTAGATACTTCTAAGCTACAACAAGTACGAGGACAAGCTAGTACACCTCTTGGTGGTGCTGATAATATCCCCTCAAACTGGAACATTACACCGGACGGTGATAAGGTACAGGCTGTTAATAACATAACAGGCAATGTCTTTAAGGGTACACATAAAGAATTCAGTGCTATGCTACGTGGTGAATAACGGAGAATAATTACAATGCTAACACAAGCTGTGTTAAAAGAATATCTAATATATGATAGTAATACAGGTGTGTTTACACGTAGAATTTCTTCAAGTAATCGTGTAAAGGCAGGTGATATTGCTGGGAGCTTAACAGACACAGGATACTTACGTATAAGAGTACAAAATGTTACATATAAGGCTCACAGATTAGCGTGGCTATATGTGTATGGCGAATTTCCTGCAGAAAACATAGATCATGTAAATACCATACGAACCGATAATAGAATTTGTAACCTAAGAGCTGCTTCTTTTTCTGATAATAACCATAATCAGAGTCTAAGATCTAATAATACTTCAGGTTATAAAGGAGTATCGTGGAACTCTCAATTTAGCAAATGGGTTGCTAAGATTGGGATAGAAGGTAAACGAAAATTTATAGGATTTTTTGAAACACCTGAAGAAGCTTATAAAGCGTACTGCCTTGCGGCTATCTCTAATTACGGTGAGTTTTTTAATCCAGGTTTGCAGACAGGGGACTCCACATTATGTCAGTAGTCAATGCAGTTCAACACAAGCGTTCAGTAGCAGATCCAACATCTTCATACGAGTCAATGAGAGGTTTATGGGAAAAATCGAGAGCAATTATAGGTGGTGAGCGTTTTGCTAAGGACTTTGATGGCTACCTTGATGTACTGACATTTAGCAATTTGCTGATCCCTTTCTCGCCCTCAATGGATGCAAAGCAATATGAATTCTACAAGGCAGAAGCAGAACTCCCAGGTATTGTCTCTCAATATGCTCGCATTATTATTGGTGGTCTGTTAAGGAAACAACCTCAGCTTAAGCTTCCAGAAGGTAAGGTGCCAGCTGGAGCATATGAATGGATAATGAATCACTTTAGCCATAATAGCTCACCGCTGGTCTCTTTTCTTGATGAAATTCTATGGGAAGAAGTTCAGACAAGCAGAGCATGGGTGTATGTAGACTATCCTAAGATATTAAACCCAGAAGATCTTACTAGGGAACAGTATGCTGAACTGAAACCCTATCCTGTAATATGGAACGCTGAATCTATAATTAATTGGCGAGTATCGACTCGAGAGGATACTGGTGTACAGTCTCTAGAACAGATTATCGTTAGAAACTACGTAGAGCGCGTTGAAGAAAACGAATTTCATCCGTCTTATATAGATACTGTTATCGTACATGAAATCGTAGAAGGTTTCTATCGTATCCGTAGATATGAGAAGAAGGTAGAAGATGCGCAGGTGATTGTTGTTAACGGCAAACTACAACAGAAGTATACGCAGAATGCAGCTGGGGCTGATCCTAAATTGTCAGCTTATGAGCTAGTCGAGACACTTGAAACTATTCTAATGAATGGCGAGCGTCTTACACAGATTCCTGCATGGCCATTAAATGGTTCAATTCGTGTTATTGAACCTATGCTATCTCCTTTTATTGATAAGGAAGTTGCACTATATAATAAAATGAGCCGACGTAATCATCTGTTGTATGGCGCGTCTACGTATACACCTGTATTGACGGGAAATATAACTGATGATGCTTTTGATGCAATTGTAGATGCCGGTTTAGGCACCTGGCTTAAGCTCCCAGAAGGTGCTACAGCTACTGTCCTTGATACACCTACTGCTGCACTTACAGACATGGATAGAGCTATTGCATCTGCTATTGAGGATATGGCTAAGCTGGGTATTCGTATGCTGACACCAGAAACTCAACAGTCAGGTGTTGCACTGGACATTCGTAATGCTGCTCAGACTGCTCAATTAGGAACTCTTAATATTAAAGTAAGTAATCAGATGGCGTCTATTATTGCATTTATGCTTAACTGGCGCTATGATTTACAGCTTAAAAATACTGATATTGAGTTTGAGTTGTCTGCTGACTTTAATCCAACCCCACTTGGTGCTGATTGGCTACGTCTTGCTACTGAATGGTATCAGAGTGGACTCATTCCTCGTTCTATTTGGCTACAGATTCTCAAAGTTAATGATATGATTAGTCCTGATTATAATGACGAAGAGGGTCAGATCGAGATTACTGAAGATGATATGGTGATGGGCCAAGTTGATGCCGACAGCTATGCTAGCAAGGTTGCAGACATGGCTGGTATATCAACACCTAAAGCTAAGACACCACTTAAGAAGGCTAAGCCTAATGCTGACCCAGAAGCAGATTAAAGAAACATTCTACTATAAAGACGGTCAATTGTTCTGGAATATTAATGGAGGCCCTTCAATAGTTAAGGGTTCTCCTGTGGGCACTAAGAATAGCGAAGGCTATCTGCAGGTGAAATATGGTGGTAAAACATATAAGGTCCATCGATTGATCTATATGTTGCATCATGACGACATACCTGAGAAAGTTGATCATAGAGATACTAATCGTCTCAATAACCGTATAAAAAATTTGCGACCTGCTACTGCCGAACAAAATATGCAGAATAGAAATGCACCTAGTACTAACACGTCAGGATTTAAAGGGATAGATAAATTTAGTGGTAAGTGGAGGGCGAGGGTGGTGGTTGATGGAAACCGCCATACTATCGGTCTATACGATACTGCAGAGGAAGCAAGCAAGGCTCGTGATGCTGTTACGGCTGAACATCATGGGGAATTTCATAAGCCGTCCTAAGGATTATCATGAATGTTAATACACAGATTTATGATAAGAGTATCAATCGTGCAGCAATGATACGCTTATATGAGCAACGTACTTCTAATAAAGTAGAGTTAATTATTGATGGACATGCAGTGCGCGTTGATAGTCTTATCAAAGAATCAAAGTTACGTGGAACAGGCTTTAAAGGCTTTCAAGCAAGTCTCGATAAAGAAATTATAAAGACAATGGCAGATGCACACAATGTGTCTAGCCGTTCTCTCTTAGACTTGTTCAAGGATCAGACTTCCTATGCTGTTCAAAATATGGATGATGCAATTGGACGTATCTGGCGAGTATCACAACCGCCTAGGCGTGTTGCAGAGGATATTGTATTGCACAGGCCGATATACCTTGATAAAACACTAGATCAGGGCTGGGCAGGGATTGGAAAGAATGAGAAGATACGTATTGAAGGGCTGATTAGAAAAGGTATAGCAGAAGGTCTTAATGAAAATGAAATTGCTAAGTCTATATCTAAGTCTACCTTTAATATAACAAAGAATCAGGCTAAAGGCCTTACAGTTACAGCTACGACAAGTGTATATGCTCAGGCTGACCATGAAGTTTACAAAGCTAATGAAAAGGCATTACAAGGATGGCAATATGTTGCCGTATTAGATTCTAGGACTACCCCTTTATGTGCGTCAAGGGATGGAACTATCTACCCGATAAGTGACCATGAGCATCTGCCACCAGCACACTGGTACTGCAGATCGACGACAATACCAATAGTTAAGAGCTATGACCAACTCGGTTCGTTAGAGGGTATTGCACAAATTCGCAAAAGGAATTTTGAAGGATTGTCAGCTAAACAGATTGCCTTATACGATGGACAAACTCCTCTTAAGGAATCATATAATGCGTGGCTACAACGACAACCCGTTGAGGTGCAATTCAAGCACATTGGCGATACAACAAAGCTTGAGCTATTTAGATCAGGACAGCTTACCTTGGACAAGTTCTCTAATGCAGGCGGCAATAGCGTCGGGATTAGAGAGCTTAGAGGTCTTACTGACTCTGGGTATGGAATTCCAGGTGACACTCGAAGATTCGCGTTGGCGAAGGAGAGACTGGATGTAATTAAGTTAGGTGCAGCAAGACCTGATGAATTTTATGACAATAAGGAACTCCAGAAAGCTCTTAAAGAATATTACATATTGCAATCAGGAGAGCTAGATGGTACGCTTTCTCTTACGAATTATCGAGGCACTTTACTACATAATAAAAAGAATACTAAGGCAAGAGTACTTGGATCACCACCTAGAGAAGAGAATTTAAAATATAATCCGATCACTGGCAGGTACGATGATTCCCGTATGTACCAACCAAGTCCTGATACATTGCGTAATACGTATAAACTTGTAGATGAGAGTGAGTCTCTTCTACCTAGAGATAAAGAGTTCATTAAGAACTTTGTAGATGGCCTTGAAGATCACATGGGTGTTAACGAGAGGGCAGTAATTACTGAAAATCTCCGGATAACTTTTGGGCGTTTTCGTGATAACAAAGAGCCATGGACTAACATGAAGGCTGTCTTACAAGGTCAGATTAAGTTTGATATTATGAACGTATCTGATTATATCGAGACTCAAATTAGAAAAGATGCTAATCTTCTTTTCAAATTAAAGCAAGCTAATTATATTGATCCAGTTCTTGGTCCAACTCAGTTACAAGAGCTACATGATAACTTTATTTCTAATATAATTGCTAAGAATAAATGGGAAGATCGCACTGCTCCGAAGATCGCTAAAGAGTTACGTAACATACTAGACTTCAGGCTACCCGCTAAATTAAAGATAAGGCTAGATGATGAACAGTTGGATAATTTCTATTTAAAGTTTGCAAGGCGTCTTAGTCTAGCAGACTCACCTGATAGAGACCAATTAGCAGTTGCACTAGGCCGTGACTTATATAATATGGCTAACTATCGTGGTAGCCGTAACGAATGGTATAATCTTGGAGTAAAGCTGTTAGATGACGCGCATGGTAAGGGCTTCTATGAATTAGAGACCTTTGGCGTACAGAAACGTAGAATGAAGAGTAGAAACTTTGGAGCATATTTTGGTCCATACTATGATACATTCTCAGTGAATCTACGAATTGTAGATCCCAGGATTCAAGAGTATGCTAGACTTACTCGAAAGGTAGATGTGGGTCTTCGTGTTGGTGTTACTGTAGATAGTAATAGACTCTTGATACGTGAGGGCTATAAAACATACTTTGTTGATAGGGGTATGTATGGACTAATGGATACTCGAATTCCTATTACATCTACAAGTTCCTTTAGCGATTTCCCTGCCAAGTTAATTGATAAAGATATGACAAGGGCTCTTAATTGGGCAGCGTCAGCAAAATACAAGGTAGATCCAGACTTTCATGATTTCATTGAGAAGCTTATAAACTTTCAAGATGATAAGGGTGCAGCTAAGTATTACAATGATTTGAACAAGTATCGTGAGTATATGATTGAACGTGGTGATGCATATGAGAGGCTTAAGTCAATGAAATGGCTTAGGACAAAGGATGTTGCATTCAGCAATCATCCCTTCCTAGATCATCGCGCACGTATATATGAACGAGGCTTTATTGGGCCTCAAAGCGGAGAAACTTTTGTTATCAGAAGCTTTGTATAGTAATATACATCGAAAATTGCGTGAATTGCTGGAAACTCCATACGTTAATGGACAATCAGCAGCCAAGCTTATTCAGAAATGAATTTGAAGGTTCAACGACTATCCTACGGGAGTACATCGGAAGTCCGATGGAAGCGCGCAACACCGTACTGTTATGACAGCGGTGATGATATAGTCTGGTCTGCATATAAGGAAACGAAATTGCAGAAGTGCTGCCAAGCACGACATGGAAGATTAACATGACAGAAATTTGGAAACAGTATAAGAATACGCAGTATTTAATTAGCACTCTAGGAAATGTATGGTCGAATAAAAGTGAGAAACTGCTAAAAGTTAAAGATAACTGCAAAGGTTATCTAGCTGTAAATATAGATGATATTACGATTGCAGTGCATCGTCTGGTTGCAATAACGTTTATAGAAAATAAAGATCTATCACTTGAAGTTAATCATATCAATGGAGTGAAAACGGATAATCGAGTAGAAAACTTAGAATGGCTTTCGCATGTAGATAATATGAAACACGCTTGGTCAAATGATATGTGCGTTTCTGGTTCGGATACATACATAGCTGTTCTAAATGAAGAGAATGTCGAAAATATTAAAAAGCTATTTGTAGAATATGAGTTAAATAATACCGAAATAGGATTGCTGTTTGGTGTTAATAAAGGAACAATATCTAAGATACGAACCTTGGATACATGGAAACAAGTTAGACCAGACTTAGTGTTTCCAGCTAAGAGTCCTAAAAGTAGCATATGTGAGAAAAAACTATCAGGTAAGGATATTCCAGATATACGAACTAGACACGAACTTGGAGAAAGTTTAGCTTCTATTGGCAGAGATTATAATGTGCATAGCGGCACTATCTCTGGCATTATATCTGGTAAGACCTGGAAAAACTATTAAACAATAACAATGCTTGGTAAGTACTGGCAGTATCTAACGAATACTGTTGAACATAAACGTAGACCGTTTTTAAACACGGCGCAGGCTAAGAACTTTAGCGATATTGAGTTTGCTAACTTCCAGGACCAGATAGGAGCCTTTCTAGGTGGAGCATCTGATCATCTAGAAGACAGGTATAACTCGCTATCAGTACTTGGTAGACAACAGATTGCTACACTGTGGCGCAAAGACATGATACAACTTGGTGATCAGATGCGTCGTGGTAAGCCTAATGATATACGCAAAATATTAGAATCAAAATTTTTACAGGAGATCGACGGAGAGGAACAGGGAAAAGTCCTACGGTTTGCTTTAGAGATGTCTAAGATAAACGAATACTTAGGAGGTGATTATTCTGCGGCTAGCTTGAAGAGGCTTAACAGCTATAAGATAGCCATCGCACTAGAGCAAGATGCTAGCTCTTCTGGAGCACAGATTATTGCACTTGCCACAAAGAATAAACAATTAGCTCAACTTAGTAATGTGGTACCTACTAATCAGAAGCAGAGGTTATACGACGAGATAGCAGCAAGTACCTTTAATGATCCAAGGTTCAGAGAACTTAACAAGAAGCTAGGTCTGACAGAGAAAGATTTGCGTAAGGCTTCCAAGGCTAATTTTTGGTCTTGTAAAATCCCTTTAATTGCTGGAAACTCCTGTTGCAGGACAATCAGCAGCCAAGCTTAAGTGGAAACACTTTTGAAGGTTCAACGACTAGTCGAAAGACGTAGGACTCAAGTGAGTTCGAAACGGGGGACATCGTAGCTATGCTACTTTGAAGATATAGTCTGATCTGTATGGTAACATGCAGGGTGTTGTCAAGACACATGTGAAAGTATAAAATGGACGAGATTTGGAAACAGATAGACAACTTACCATACTTCGTAAGTAATATGGGTAGTATTAAGAATAGCAAAGAAAACTTGGACTAATTACTAATTAACAAACTTGACAATAACACCAGTATGACTTAACGAATCATACTAAACATAAATGCAAAATATGGTAACATTTTACGGAGCAGGCGAGCGTACAGGCATTATGAACGTAGAAAACAAACTTGCTAAGGTATTAGAGAAGCAGGAAAATTTTCTTGTTGTAAAGGCCAGTGAGCGTGATGCTGTCATGTCGGAGATCAGTGCAAGGATGGCTCGATATGAAAAATTCGATCCAGATATGTATCGAGAACTGAAGGCATTGCGACAAGATGTGAAGGATATGTTCAATAAGGGCTTAGCTCCTGGTGATGATATGCTTGAACAACTATATTTCCTTGAACCCCGTACAAGAGACTTTGTTGAGAAACTTAGCAGGGAATATGGCAAGGTCGTGACACCTGACGATTTTCAACAGATTGCAATGATCATGTCCGAGAATTTAAGATCACAAGTACCTATCTTAAAGGACTTTACTAAGTTCTTCGGTAGACTTGCTGAGGATTATGCCTTACATGCTAAACCAAAGGCAGCTAGTATTGCCCCTGTGTCTACTCTAAAGACTGCAATATACGGTGATTATAAAGCAGGTAAGAGACTACCTAAATGGTTAAGCCGTACACTTGGGATTAAGGATGAAAGTATTAAAGAAAAGATACTTAATCGTATTCCCGGATATGTGCCAGACAGTACTGTCTCTAATATTATCATGGGTTATAAATCTCCTGTTGATCGAAAGACTGGCTTTACAATCGGTAAGTTTGATATAGCCGGTATCGATGTTACCAAAGGTATTGAGGTTGGTTACGATAATAAGCTACCAAAGTCTTGGACTAATATTCCATGGGTAAACTTTGATGGTAAAACTCTGGAACAGGTATTTACGCAGACCTTTGAAGAGAAGCTTGCATACAAAAATGCTGAAGGTAAATGGATAAATAATATTATTCAGGTACAGCAAAAGACAGAGCCTACAACATGGGAACAGTACTTCCTAAATAAGAAAGGTACTATTAACGATATTGTAGATACTGGCAAGGCTAGAACGGCTTACGCCGTAAACGGTAATCACAGTAAACAAAATGCTGTGAATAAACTCTACTAATTCAGGGAAACACTCCATGAGTCAATCCTGAGCCAAGCTTAACCAGGAATGGTTTTGAAGGTGCAACGACTAGGACATACCTTCTAGAACAGAAGATGAAGTCCATAGGGCAGTAGTCTGCTCGAAACGTAGAGATACTAGTAATAGTATAAGAGATAGTCTGAGCTGCATGGTGACATGCAGGTGTTGCGCGCCAAGCAACATTAAAGGAAGTAAAATGCTAATTGGCGCAATACCGATAGCGTTTAACGAACACTATTGAACAAACTGAACGATGCGGTTATCGTAAAGCAATTTCATCTATGGGGACAAAAGAATAATATTCAAACAGGTACGGTGAATAACTTGCCGTAGTAAAACTCCGCTAATTCAGGGGACACCCTCATAAGGGCAATCCTGAGCCAAGGCTCGCAAGAGCAAGGTGCAACGACTATCGAACGGTGTAACTACCAAGTAGAGTAGGGCAGAAGTCTGCTCGAAACGCGGGGCAACAGCTAGCAATAAGGCTGTTGAAGATATAGTCTGTTCTGCACAGTAATATGCAGATGTGTTGTCGAGACACAAGGAGTAAATGTAATGGAAGAATTTTGGTGTATATGCAATAAAGATAAGAGATATGCTGTAAGCAGTTTGGGGCGATTAAGGCGCGAAAGCACTGGTTTGCTTACGTATGGTTCATTGCAAAATGGTTATAGACATTTTAAAATAGAAGTAGATGGTAAACCATTCAGGGCGAAAGTACATAGACTTGTAGCAGAAGCTTTTATACCTAATCCAGAAAACAAAACACAAGTAAATCATTTAGACGGAATTAGAGATAATAACGTAGTTGGTAATCTAGCGTGGGCAACACCTCGTGAAAACGTCCAACATGCGTATGATACAGGTCTTATGCTAAATGGTTCTGGTAGACCGGAATCTGTTTTAGTAGAGGACGATATTCCTGATATTATATACTATATGTCAGTAGGGTATAAAGATACCGCGATTGCTGCTATGTATGGTGTCACACGTCAATCTATTAACGCAATACGCCTTGGCGAGAGCTGGACACATTTAGGTCTTGAAGTGATTGGTCGTTATGGTGGTAAGTTGCGGACCCGCAAGATAACAGCAGAGAACATTCCTGATATAAGATCTAAAATTAAGAATGGAATATCTGATGCTGAAATTGCAGTTAGCTACAATGCGCATCCTAGCACTATTAGGCAAATAAGAATTGGTAACACTTGGAAGAATTATTAAATAACTAACTCGACAATACTGAGAATGTTTAACGAACATTTTTGAACACAAAGACACGACGCCTTCTTTACAAATGCAGCAGATATGTTAGAATCTCGTCAGGCCTTAAAAGAAATCTATGCAAGAGCAGTACAAAGTGAATCAATAAAAGCTACTCTAGATGAAATGTACGCTCGCGGAATGCCGCGTGAGTTATATCTAAAGTACATGAATGAAGCTATCGATATTGGTCTGATACCTGTGGCTGGAAGGTCAAGGATCGATGGTAAGCTATTAACGCAGGCAGATATTCTAACCAGAGAAGATATCCTTGCAGCTGTCCCTGGACAGTTTAAAGATAACAGGTACTGGTATGGAATCGGTTAAATCTTAGAGTTTGTAACTCTTATAATTAAAGCGAGTTGTACTCGTAAAGGAAAATAAAATGACTGAAGAAGAAAAGATTGCTGCCGAAGCTGAAGCTGCTGCACAAGCCGTAAAGGACGCAGAAGCGGAAGCCGCACGAGTTGCTGCAGAGCAAGAGGCAGAGACAGCACGTTTGTCGCGTCTATCTCAGGAAGAGCGTGATCAGGATATGATCTCTAAACTGGTCAAAGATCGACTTGAGAAAGAACTAGCACCTATTAAGGCAAATCTCGATAAAGCTTACGCTGCACGAGATGCTGCACTTAAAAAGAATGCAGAGTTCGAAGCAAAGGAAAGGGAACAAACTCTAAAGAAACTTGAGGAAGATGGCAAACACAAAGAAGCTTTTGAAATGCGTCTTGCTGAAGAAAAAGCCACAAATGAAGCTCTTAGAAAGCAAAACACGGAACTAAGCCGTGATGTTGCTGTGCGCGATGCACTTAAGAGTTACACCTTCAGAAACGATAAAGCTTCTGATATGGCATATAAGGAGATTGTTAGTAACCTGGTTCAGAATGAGCAAGGCCAGTGGGTACATCGTACTGGCATCTCTATCAAGGACTATTGTGAAGCCTTTTCAAGAGACGATGAACAGTCATTTCTATTCAAAGCAAAGGTAAATACTGGTGGTGGTAGTCAAGGTTCCGGTGCTGGAACTGGCGAAGCACCTACTGGTAAGAAATCTCTATTTAATATGTCCCAAGCTGAAGTTCTAAAACTCGCAGCGGAGGGCAAACTCTAACAAGGAATTAAAATGGCTCAAATTTACACCCAAGCAGCATCCCCTAGTAATAACACCTATGCTCTACAAGCAGCTATTGGTGCTTATAGTGACGAGGCTTATACCAATGCAAAGAAGCTTTCAGGCACAGGTATTGTTGGCCCGAACCCTAACATTGACACTTCCACTGAGACCTTCATTGGACAAGTTCGTTGGTTCAAGCCAATTAACCCTACCATTAACGTTGCTTCACTGACCGCCTCTACTGCTGGTGTTGCTACTAACTACACGTCAGATTTCTCGACCTATGTCAAGACTGTCCGTACGCATGGCGCTAACCAAGTAAATATGCAGCAAGTTATTACTCAGGTTGATGGTCTGGCCAAGATTGGTCGTGACTTCGGTGAGACTCGTTCACAGGATGAGCACAATGCTATTCTTGCTGTTCTGAAAGGTGTAGCAACCTCCGAAGCTCTATATGGTACTGCTACTGGTTCTACCGCAACTGGTCTAGGTGGTCAAAGCTTCACCAATGATCCTACTGATATGAAGTATGGCTTTTACGTGGACCTCGGTGCTGCTCAACCTGTTATTGCCGCTACTACTGCTATCCAAGGTGCTGCTCGTGCAGAAGGCTTCCTGAATGCTGTCGGTATGGCATGGAAAGACTACGAGCCAGACTTTGCTTATCTAGTTGTTAGTCCAGAGACGCTCGCATCATTGCGTTCAGCTAATCTAGTAGATGAGACCAAAGTAACTGAAGCCAATGTCACTTTTGACACTATCTTCGGTGGTAAGTTCCGTCTGATCCAGACTCGTGCTGCTCAGAGTTTTAGCACTGCACAACTAGCTAAGCTTAATGCTGGTGCTGGTGTTGATATCGTTGGTACTAAGACCTCCTTCATCGTACTGCCTGGCTCTATTGCTATGGAATCACTGGCTGTTCCTACTCCAGTTGAAATCTATCGTGATGCTCGCGCATATGGTGGTGGTGGTACTACCGACATCTGGTATCGTTGGGGTTATGTTGCACATCCAGGCGGTTACGATTGGAACGGTCTAACGACTCAGTTCCCGTCAGATGCACATTATGGTTACGTGGTTGATACCGCAGGCTGTACTGGTGGTACTCCTGCAACTACCGATGTGCACACTGCCGGTGCTATCGCTGCTTCTATGCCTCAGCTGCTGACTGACCTGACTGCAATGACTACCACTACTTCCGGTACTTGGAAGCGTAAGGCCAGTTCTGCTCTAAGTCTTGGCATTCTGCCAGTGTTCCACTCCTAAGATTAAAGGAAACACCTATGGCTCTATCCAAAGGAACAAATTCATACGCTACTGTGGCTGAAGCTGATACTTACTTTGCGGATCGTCTTGATGTAGCAGCATGGACATCAGCAGACGCTGCCACCAAAGCTCAAGCATTGGTCACTGCTGCAAGTGTATTGAATGATCAATCTTGGGCAGGCACAGCCATAGGTGAATCACAACCTTTAGCTTTTCCGCGTTCTGCCTATTACTTCGATCCACGTCTTGGTACTAATATTACTCTGTCAGAGACTGAGGTACCAAGTCGTATTATAACTGCTAATATTGAGCTTGCACATCATATGCTTTTAAATGATGGTTTGCTTGATGATACCGGTGTTGTAAATGATCTTAAGGTAGGCTCAGTTGCTCTTACAACAATCATTCCACCTAGTCTGATTCCGGCAAACGTTCGCCGATTGATCAAACCATTACTAGTTAACGCTGGCGCTAATAGCTGGTGGAGGGCTAACTAATGGGTTACAATAGCATGATCAAGACGCAGATTAAGAAAGCATTTAATGCTGTTAAAGATCTTGCTTCTAATGTTACATTGACACAAAAGAATAATACCGCATATAATTTTGGCACTGATGCAGTCACAGCTACTAGTACAGTAACGAAGACAATAAAAGGTCTTCTAGTGGAGCAAAAGCGACAGAGAAATGATAACAGTCAACAGAGCGGATCTAATTTAGGCTCTTCTATGGGTATGTCGTTTCAGTTTCAGTCAGTGGATCTGCAAAACCCTGATATCTACGATACTATTACGATGGCCAATGGAGATGTCTGGAGGATGGTACCGCCTTATAAAGATGACGGGTATATTATAACTGTTAATGTAGCAAAGGAGGCATAATGGCTGATAAGTACAGTTCACTGTATGGTGACATTTATGCAATCTTTGATCTCGCGGGATGGAAGGCAGAAAACATTAAGACATTTCCTGAGAACTTTGTAGGAAGTGTTGTTGGTGATGAATATGTAAGAGTAAATATTGTTGCCAGCGGTAACACTGGCGATAAGAGAATCGGATCTGTTTCAGGATTGTTGATTATAGATATATTTATACCTGCTGGAGCTGGCCCTAGAAGGGCTGCTACAATTGCAGATAAGCTAGACAAATATCTAGCGGGACAAAGCAAGAAACTTACTTCGAATGGAAATACACAGTTCGGGATAAGTGCAATGTCCCCTCTTGGAAATGATAGAGATAATGCTTCACTTTATCGTTTTCATTATTCTATACCTTTTAATTATTTTGGAGTTTAACACAAATGGCACATATTTCTTCAATCGGCGCTGGTCTGTTCTCTGACCTTTCCGTAGCAGTTGGTACTGCTACTGTTCCTGTAACTTATGACAGTACTGGCTTTGCTGCACTTTTCACTTCACTTGACGCATCACCTCTGTCTACTCCGGTAGCTGGTGGCTTTGTCCGTATTACTAACGTTCGTGATTTCCCTGAAATGGGCACTCCTCCGAACATCGTCAAGGTTCCTGTATATGGTCAGAAGCAGTCAAAGACCATTCAAGGCCAAGCTGATGCTCCGCAGCTTCAGATTAACCTAAACTTTGTCGCAAGTGATTGGGATAGGACTACAGGTTATGGTGCAATGGTAGGCGACGGTGTAACTCGTGCATTCCGTTTCTCATTGCTAGGCGCTGACCCTGGCGCTGGCGCTACCTGGGCAAGCTCTGCTGTAGGCTACGGTAGTAAAGAGCACACCGTGTACTATTGGGTAGGTAAGATGGAAGCTATCTTAGTTAAGCCAACACTGACAGATGCAATTACTGCAACCCTGACGCTGTCAATTAGCTCTGACTTCTACGGTGCATTCACTTACGCCTAATCTATAAATTTTAAGGGGAGTGGCCAGTAGTATCGCCTATTCTCAAACGACAATAAACTGTGCCCTTAATCATCGTTCTACATTGCTATATTAAAAGGAAATCATGGCTGATAAAGAAGCTAAGCCATTCAGTCAAGGCTACGTTCTACGTACTACTGCTAAACATATGCGTAAGAGCATTGAAATTAGTATTCGTAAGACATTTGAACGTATTGCCGAGTTTGATGGTAATCAAGAAAAATCTAAGGAAGTCTTTTCAACGCTATCACAGCTACATGCTATGCGTAAACAAATTGATGACTTTCAATTAAACAATAAAGAGGAATTCTCAGGAGTGTAACATGACTGCTCCTAAATTCAATCTCCCAGGTGAACAGGAAAAGAAAATGGCTGAAAATCGTTTCGTTGGTACTAAAGTAACTAAGAAGACAAAGTTTATGGGTCAAGATCTTGACATCTGTAAGCTTACCATTACGCAGGTTATGCGTATTCAGGCTCAGGCTAAGGTGCTTGAAGAGAATGCATCAGAGACTGAGAATCTTAAGTTACTATCTATTGTTGTGCAGGAAGGTGCTAAAGAACTTTCAGAGCTTACCGCAGAGCAGTTGTATGAATTCCCAATGGATGAGCTAACTACTCTATCTAATGAGATTATGAAATATTCTGGCTTGGGAAACAAAGAAGCGAAGTAAATCTTTCTAGGGAAGATATAGAGTTATTCGAGCTAGCTTATAATTTACGGATTCCAGTATCAGATGTGTATGCGAGTATGTCATACGAGGAAATCCTAGGCTGGTTTGATTACTTTAAGAAAAGGCCGATAGGCTGGAGGGAAGATAATAGAACCTCCATGCTATTACTGGCCAGCGGTGCTAAGATAAAGGCTGATGAAGTCTTTCCTAGTTTAGCTGCACTTCGCGCGAATAACAAAGAAAGTGACTTAGCTGTAAGCCTAAGAAAGTCTGCATTCTTTTCAAAGATAGTAGGCGCAGTAGGTGGTGATAAAATAGATATAATTGATAAGTAAACCATACCCAAGTGTCTTTAATGACATTTGGGTTTAATTTTAAAAGGAGGCTATATGTTTTCAATATCTGTGAATAATGTTGCAAAAGTACTAGCTGACCTTAAGAGGGATTACTTATCTGATATAGACTCTAAGGTAGAAACAAAAGTAAAGCTGTTGAATACTAAACTTATTGAGAATACACCTATAGATACAGGGTATGCTAAGTCTAGATGGATCTACCGTAAGATTGGTTCTATGAAGTATGAAGTAAAGAATGACGCAGAATATCTGCCATATCTGAATAGAGGTTCCTCAAAGCAGGCACCGGCTTACTTCATTGAAAAAACAGCGTTAGCATATGGAAAACCTGCTGGCGTAATTGTTAAAGAAACTACGTGAGTTGATAATTACGTCCGAGAGGAAAGATAATGGCACTACAGATTGATGTACAAGCAAATACGCAAAAAGCTGAATCTGACTTAAAGAAATTAGAAATGGCTGTATCAAGTATTGCAGGAACTGTAGACAAAACGTCTATGAGTTTCAGCAACTTGATGAATACTGTTAAGAATATTGCAATGTTCGCAATAGGCACAACTGCTATTGTAAATATGTCAGACAAGTTAACTGTTCTAAACGCCAGGTTACTTAGCGTTAATAAAAGTGCCGCAGGTGCAATGGGCTCATTTAAGGACGTTGCGAGGACTGCAGTAGAAGCAGGGGCAGCTATTGAGGATATTGGTGATCTGTTTATTAAGTTGAACAGAGCATCCGAAGCACTAGGAGCAACACAAAGTGAGGCCTTAAAAGTTACTCAAAACGTTGCATTAGTTATTAAGCAATCGGGTGTTGGTGCGCAGCAGGCATCTGCAGGTGTGATGCAGCTAGGTCAGGCACTTAGCTCTGGCGTACTGCAAGGTGATGAACTTAGGTCAATTTTAGAAAACATTCCAGAACTCGCGCGTGTTATCTCAAGAGGGATGGACGTCCCATTTGCTAAGTTAAGAGCACTTGGTCAAGAAGGTAAGTTAACTTCTTCTCAGATCTTTGATGCCATTCTAAAGCAATCCGGTGCAATACGGTCTAACATGCAAGAGATGGTAACTTTTGCATCTATGTTTAACAACATGGGTAATGCTATGACTGTATGGAGTCAAGTGCTGTTTCAAGTTCTTGGCACTAATAATCCGATAGCTGTATTCTTGAATAATATTGCCAAAGGTGTTGCAGACTTCGGACTGCGAATCTTAAGAGATACTAAGACATTTAAGCTAGAAATGCTGCACTCCATGATGCCTGTATTGGATCTTATAGGAGGTCTGCAGCAGAAGTTTCTAGACTTTTTTGATATACTTACCGGCTTTGCTGGAAAGACCTTTAAATTTGATTTTGGCATAACAGATACACTAGCTTTAATTACTAATTTTACAACTAAGGTAGAAGGTCTATTTGCTTGGCTGTATGACAAGTTAATTGGACACTCATATATCCCTGATATTGTAAATGGGATTGTGGAGTGGTTTGGTAAACTTTCAGATGCACCGCTAGCACTTATAAACTCTTTTATAAGTAGTGTTATATCAGCCTTTGAGGACTTCAGCGGGTACGTTGGTACTATCTTCGATAAACTCTCTAATAAATTTACTAGTATTATAGGTCTGTTTAAGAAAGACACATTCAAAGATATAGTACGAGATGCTAACATTAAAGTGACAGGTGTTACTTCAACTAGCGCACCTTCACAAAATAGTGGAGTAGGCCGTGATGCTGCATTAATTATAGCTGATCGATTAGCTGAAGTGGTACAAATGGCAGATGTTTCTACATCTACTATAAGAAATGTACCTGTGCAGGATACAGCAACAATAGTGGCAACTCAGCTAAAAGAGGTTGCAGAAATCACCGCAGCAAATAATGCAAATACTGTTAATAGTATAACTTCTGCGGTTGCTGCTAGCTTTGAAGATACAGCAACAGCTACTGTGACTGAATCACCAAAAGCCACTGCATTGTTAACTAGTATTGACAAGAAGCTCGAGAATAGCACACCCACTGTGCAACAAGTTACTCTGGTAAATGACACAATAACACCAGCTGTACTTGAGACTAATACAAAGATAAAAGAAATAAAAGATACACGTACTAATAATGACTGGAGCAAGATGACAGCTGCTCAGGTAAGGGCTGCGCTAGCTGCATTGCCGCCTGATCCAAACAGAATCATGATAAGGGCACGTGTTGGTGGAGCAGGTGATCAGGTAGAAGAGGCTAAGCCCTATAATTTTAGTGACACTCTAGCTGCGCAGACATTAGCAAAAGATGAGGAACTAAGAGTAAAGCGAAGAAAGGCTAAGAAACTTGTAGTACTTGATAGAATAGAGACACCGCAGCTGGCCTCTAATCTTGCTACAGAACAGACCTCTGTTGCTAATATTGCTAATGCTAAAGCCACAACTGATGCTTTTGGAAAGTACATTATTACACTTGCTGAGATATTTAGCAGTAGTGAAGGTATCTTGTCTAAGACATGGAGTGCACTAAAGGCAACAGGATCTGTCCTCTATGATGGTATTATTAATCTTGGGGAGGCTACTGCTGCTTTCGTAAGATCTGCAGCTATTTGGACCAAAGAAAAGTATGAAGCGCTTCTTGATAAAATTTCTAATATTCCGTTTGTTGCAAATCAGCTAGAGAAGTTACAAACATCTGATACAGGTAAAAAGATAAGACAGGTAGTTGGAATACAGGACAGTGATGGTGTAAATAAGGTTCCTTTCGGTATTCACAGAACAGAAGTGAATCGACCTTTTGCGCATGATATAATTAGTCTCTTTAAGCCTGAAGATCAGGTTAAGGCTACAGTATCACTAGGAGCAGCTATTACTGTCTTGGCAACCGCAGTAGGTGCATTGGTTTCACATTATACAGGTTCCATGATGCCGCTGAAGCTAGCAGCAGTGGGCGGCGCAGCATTTACTGCAAAAATGCTGGCTGATAATGTTGATAGTAATACTCTTATTAGTGCACTTGTAGCTACTGTTAAATCAATGTTAAGTGTACTAAATAGTATTAAGATAGGCATCTTTGGCGAGGGAATATTTGGACCTATATCTAGATTGATGGATGGCGCAAACTCTGCAGGAGAGAAGGCTCTAGCTATTGGGCAAGGCCTAATGGAAATGATTCTTAAAGTTGGTGCCATTGCTGTAATATTCTCTTCAAGTAATAGAGAAGCAATCGGACCAGCCTTGATGAAGTTTATATCAGCACCTACTACTGTAGGTGGTTTCCTTGCAAAGAAGATGGAGCTTAGCGCAATAGAAAAAGGTACGCCATTATTAAATCGGATACCTGGAAATACCTCTTTTGCAGGAATAGCAGGTATTGAAACAAGATTAAAGCAAGCTGAACGCGCTGCAGCAGATCCTGCTGAACGTGCTGCTGCTGCTAAAGTCTATACACAGTCATTGCAATCTCTTACAAGGGCTACACAGGCTAATGCTACTGCGGTATCATTGAGTAATCCTATAATAGCACAACATCGTGAGGCTATGACTGCCGCTACTGCTAGACTTAATAATCCAGCAATATCTGCTGCTGTTGTAGCTTCTGCGAAGGCTGAAGTAGCAAGGCTAACACCTGAGCTTAACGCTGTTAGATCTAATGCTGACAAGATACGCGCAGGGATGGCAGAATCTATGTCTACCGCTAAACAAGGTACAATCTCAGCATTGTCGGCAGTAGGTGGTTTCGTTGGAGGTTATGCCGGATTTGCAGCAGGGCAAGCTCATGTTAAAGATAGATTAGACTTGCCTGAGTATAGTAAGATTGGCTACATTATAGGAGGTGGTATCCTTGGCCAGTTAGTAGGTGCCACAGGTGCAGCAGTATTATCTACTATGTTAATAGCTGCACTAACTTCTCCAATGCTTCTAATGGCCGGATTATTAGCTGCTATTATATTTAATCCAAAAGAAGCTATGATGATTGGTGGTTTCCTTTTAGATGCAATTGTAGATGGAATGACGCAGGGCGCTAATATTATTGTACAGGCATTGCGAGATTGGTGGACTAATAAGGACAGCTCAGGCTCTAGTAAGAAGGAACGTCTAGCTGCCCTTACCGGAGAACCTCCAAAGGATATATCTAGAACTTCAGTAGGTAAGATCGGTGGTGGTGGCGGTACAGCGTATCTTACACCTGATGCATACGACTCTCAGATGATAGAGACAATGCGGGTAATTAAAGTCTTACAGAATCAAGTATCCGCAGCGAAGTCTAACGGTGATATTAGTTTCAATATCCCTGCTGCAAATGCAAACATAGAAACTTATATTGAACTACTTAAGAGTTTGAATGAGCAGTATAAAGTAGTTTCACAGGACGGTAAGTCAAGCAAACAGTATGAACTATGGGTACTAATGACTGATAATGTATTAACAAAGACTACTAAAAGCATATCGGATACATTCTCAACAATGGGAAATTGGATAGATTCTAAGTATCAGATGTTTAGTGCTCTCTTTACTAATAATCAAGTCTCAGTACTGCAAAAGGATTCGCAGACAGAGGGTGTTATTAAGAAGGCATCAGGTGGGCATATTACTGGTCCAGGAACTGAGACCTCTGATTCTATACCAGCATTGTTATCTAATGGTGAATTTGTTGTAAATGCCAAGTCTACTAAAAAGAATAGAAGCCTATTAGAGTCTATCAATAGCGGACGCGTAGCTAAATTCGCCGAAGGCGGTCTTGTAGATATGCCGTTAGGTGATGCTAGGAATGCTGCATTAGCCGATTTGACTGGAAGAGCAACGGGTGCTAGACAAATAAATTATTTAGGCAATATGGCCGACTCTAAGTATTTCTGGTGGAGTCGCATCTTGAATATACCGGATCCTATGCAGTTTGAAGGAAACGGTCTAGATTTAGCCTATTTAATTGGTATGCATGAGATAGGTCACCTAAGAGATTTTGAAAAACGGATGCCATCTGATATATTAGATTTAATCGATAAGAATACAATCAAACGTGATGTTATTATACAAGAATATAATAGAAATTTAGAATTACAAAAACAAGGTGTATCTGAAGTTGATGGTGTTCCTCTGAGAACTACTCTAGACTTTCTAGCTAGCAAGATATCAGATGTTGATATAGAAAAGTATAAAGGACTAATGAAAACTGTACCTTATATACTAAATCCTGTGGATGAAGAGTGGGTAGCTACTGATTATGCCTTGCAGAATGCTAAATGGATAACCGATTTCTCTAGAAAGGGATTAGCTGTTGCTCAACGCTCCTATCTAGATAAGCAGACAGGAATGCCACCATATCCACGTACAGGAAACTATATAGATATATTTAAAGATTTCGTAGATGACGGTTATCTAAATGATTCATATGATGTTACAAAGAAATTAGTATTACAGGATTTATCATCTGAATTACTAGGTACATTCTTTGCTTCAGGCGCATCTTCATCAGGAATTGTTCCCGCTGGCTATGCCACAGGTGGTTTTATACAGGGTCCAGGATCAGGTACATCGGATGATATTCCTGCTATGTTGTCTAATGGTGAATTCGTTGTTAATGCAAAATCAGCTAAGAAAAACCGTGCATTGTTAGATAGCATTAATAGTGGAATATCTTTTAGCAAGTTCAGCACAGGTAGTCCTACTGCATCCACACCCGAGGATATCAAGTTATTATTTAAAGCAATCCTAGGAACAGAGCGAAGTGGCCCTGAGGCTATAAGTGAGAAAGGCGCTGTTGGGACTGCCCAAATTATAAAGAAAACTTTTGACGGAGTTAATAAAGAGTTTTTTAGAGGTTCATTATCTTTTGAAATAGAGGCAGATAGAGTAAAAGCTGCCCTAAGGCATGTGGAAGACCTGAGCAGTAAGTATAATGGAAATGTTACTAAGATTGCAGCAGTATATCATGGAGGCCCAAACGCGCTGGACGCAGTAGGTAATATAAAACCCGGATACAAAGAGCATCTGGAAAATGGTGGCGGTACCAAGACAACTGACTATGCTGACAGTGTACTTAAAAAGTATGCATTGCTTAAAGGTAATGAATCTAAATCTGATGAACCTGCTACAATTGCTGAAAAGGTCAAATCTAAGATAGCGAAAGCGACAGCATTATTTGACGGTATTGGTGATGCATTAATGTCAGGTGATTTAGAGAAGGCTGCTAGTCTCTTTAAAACTGCCGCTGTTACAGTATTTGGTAAAATGACTGAAGGTCTTGGCAATATGATGAAGGGTGATCCAGGCCTTTTTGCATTTGAGACTACTGACAAAATGGCAGAAGAATTGTCAAAGCAGTCTAAGTCTATTAATCGGGGAGAAGGTAATTTAGGTCTTGCCTCAATAGATATCAAGTTGCCTGAGAACATTACTGCAGAAATGATCAATACAATGATTAGTAATAAGTCACTTGATCAGATAAATAATCAATATAATGAGTTAAAAGGTTCGCTTGCGTTATACAATAAGACTGTAGACGAACTAACCGTAAAGCTGAAAGCTCAGAGTGTCCCCACTGAACAGATAACAGAAGCTCTCAATAAGGAAGCAAAATTTAGGCTAGCTGCTGAGGGTCTGGCGTCTGCTGCTGCGTCGTATAAGGACTTAATTGAGGTAAAGGGTTCTAAACCGACTATTAATAATGGACCTAACTTATCACAGTTTGGTGTCCCTGGTCTGACATTTGATAGTCTGTATCAGAAGCTCGGTGAGAAGGAATATAAAGCTACGCTTAATTTGATGTCCATGAAGGAGGATTATAATAAGCGTATTGAAAATCCTAAACTTCCAGCATGGGAACGAACACTTTATACTAATGCAGTCAAGGATATTAATGAGCTTCTTGAGAAAACTAAAGAAGGCCTTATTGATGGTGAAAAAGGCTGGATGGCAAATCTTCCAAGAATATCAGCTGAGTCAAAAGCTGCAGCAGGTGCTGTTACTAGAAGCTTTACTGAGGGTCTCTCTGCCGGTCTGAAAGAGCTAGTAAAGGGAAAGATAACCTTTAAAACATTCATGACACAGCAGATTGATAGCTTTACCGCCAAGATACTAGAGAGTGCAGTAGATGGACTTACTAAGCAAATATTTGGATCTACTGCAAATAATATGCTAGACTTTGTATTTGGAAGTGTAAGAGATCTAGGAGTACGCGTTGGTGGTGGAGAGCCTATTCGAAAAACTGATGCAGGAAGTGCTGTTAAATTGGTAGAGACATCAAGTGACTCTGTTGTAACCGCAATAGATAATGCTGCAGGTGATACGAGTATGGCATTGAGTGCTGCTGGTAAAGATATTGAGAGTGGTAATGGCGGTCTTCTAGCTACACTATCAAGACTCGGAATCTCTGTGAAGAATGCACTATTTGATGCACTAAAAGGTGTTGGTGGATTCTTTGGAATTGGACTCGGTGAGGGTGAGTCAAGTGGTCTCGGTAAGATGCTTGATAATGTTGGAGGATGGTTCAAGAACAGCTTTGGATTTGCATCAGGTGGTCCTATCTCAGGTCCAGGTTCAGGTACCTCAGACTCAATTCCTGCAATGCTCTCCAATGGTGAGTTCGTTGTTAATGCGAATGCAACTGCTAGAAATAAGGCATTACTGCATGCTATCAATAATGGCAATGTCGCTCATTTTGCAGAAGGTGGTGAAGCATTAGCTGCAATACCTTCAATAGCCGCAAGTCCTGCTGTTGCTAACCTGAGCTCTAATGTTGGTATAGCTGATATTAATAAACCAATATCTCTTCTATCTGATAATATAAATACAGTAAACCAGAGCTTAGAAGAGAAAACACAAATGTTAGCTAATGGTATTAATACCACCATTGAGGGAACAATTAAGGGCTTCCAAACTGTCGATAAGACTATCGAACATCTGAGCATGAGCATTCAGCAACAGCAGATTGATAATGCTAAGTATGAAGCTGATAATATGCAAATACCTGAAGGAGGTTGGAGTTTTGGAAGCTTGCTTGGCTTGGGAGTATCCCTAGCAGGTATTGCTTTTAAAGGCGGAATGTTTGGTGGAGGTTCACAGCTATCATCTATTGGAACACCGCAAGGTGGATTTACAGCAAATACTTTAGATACTTATACAAATCCTATATTCTCTAGTGGTGCTCCAGTTAGACTACACGCAGCAGGTGGTTCCATCTATGGACCAGGTTCAGGTACTTCAGACTCAATTCCTGCAATGCTTTCCAATGGCGAGTACGTAGTAAATGCTGTCGCAGCTAGCAAATATAGAAATTTATTAGAGAATATAAATAATAACAGTATTGCTAGATTTGCAGATGGTGGCCTTGTTGGGGCAGATGTATTAGCCCCCGCTCTTGGCAGCTTAGGTAATGTTAAGGAAAGTAATAAGGAACCAATAACACAAACATCTGTGTTTAATATAAATATAACTGGAGATATCTCCCGTCAAACTCGATCAGAAATTCAGAAGATGTTACCTGAGATTGCAGTTGGTGTAGGACAGGTTAACAGAGAGAGAGGCTCGAAGAGATAGTATAAAAGGGGTGGGCAATGGCTCACCCCGTCTCCTATTTAGGAAGGATGATTAATGAGTTATAAATATGGTATTTTAAAGAGTGCAGTTAATACAGGACTAGATTCAGAGTTACAATGTGCTTTTAGTACACCACTTTCAGTCATTAGTAATCAGCCCTCCTATGTACAGGATATGATGAGTCTAAAGCGTAAGACAAACTCACAGAATGTGCAAAGATGGGAGATTGAGGCTAACTTAGAGCCAACGAATGATAGTGCGAATCATTTAGTTCATAGTGTAGTAAATGGTCATAATACACCAATATCTGTAAGAATGCCACAGGTATATGGTATCTCAAGTACAGCACATTTGCCCTCGCAAGTAGTAGGCACAGTAAACCAAGGTTCAGATACTCTCGTGTTAGCTGGCGGACTACCTATTGTAGGTGAGTTTATACAGTTCACAGGAGATACAAAGGTATATCTTACTATTGAAAGTAGTGTAGACACAATAAGAGTTCTGCCACAACTTCGGCAAACTGTGCCAGATACTACATTACTCATAAAAGGTGCAAACGTTACATTACGCGCGTACTATGATGCTACAGTAAGATTAGGAATCACATACATTGATGGTGTGCTGAGTGATCCAGGTAGTGTTACCCTAATTGAGGCACTATCATGAGAGTCTTTAGCGAAACTGTTAGGACTCTAATTCTGTCAGGTGATGTAAGTCCTTTTTTCTTAATAGAGACACAAATTCCCTCAGCAAACCTTACAGGAATATTTGTTGCGAATAGTGTAGTAGAGGGTAGTTACACTGTGGTAAGAGAAACAACTACACCTATAGATTTAGTAGTGCCAACATTAGGAACATTCTATTCTAATAATGGCATTAAAATAGTTCAGGGACCGAGGCAATCATCGTCTGTCGATAGAGAAACATATATCTTGACATATATTGACCCTTCCTTTGAAAAGAGAGCATTATTTGAGGCTGGAGTTACAGGCTCAAAACTTAAGGTAATAGTTGGTTTTTACAATACAAGTTCTGGCATACTTAGTGGAACATTACCAGATATGCCCATCCTAAATGTAGCTGACATGCTAATAGCGTATGCAGGTGTTATAGATACGCATGGTTATACAATAGATCCTGCAAGTGGAGAGGTAGTAGTAGTAATAGAATGCTCAAGTCCTATGGCTAGCCTCGGTCTTGTTAAATCATTCTATACATCCCGCGAAGCAATGAAGCAAATAAATCCTGCAGATACAGCCTTTGATCAAGTTTCAGTTAATCAATCAAAGACAACTTATTTATGGGGAAAAGCATGATTGTATCTAATGCTAAGAAGTTATCCTCATTAACTAAAAAGACAGATGTTGCGATTGCTGGTGATAAGGTTGTAAGACTTAAGCTAAATAATGTTATATATGATACATCGAAGGCTGGGTATTTAGCGGCACTGGAAACTGCGGTACTTGCTGAAGAACAAGCTGATGCACCTGTTGTACATAGCTTCGGACCAGGTGTATATATCCGAGAGGTTTCTGCTGCAAAGAATACGTTTGCAATCGGACATCATCAACGCTACGAGCATCTTAACATAGTACTTAAAGGGCATGTAAAAGTTATAACAGAGGATGGCACACTTCGCGATATAATTGCTCCTGCAATGTTTACTGGAAAGCCTGGAAAGAAGATTGGCTTTGTAGTAGAAGATATGGTTTGGTTAAATGTATACGCAACTGATGAAACTGATATTTCAAAACTAGAAGAATATTTTCTAGTCAAGACAGATGAGTGGCGAGAACTTGAGGAGCTTGAATTAGAGAAGGCAAGACTTCTAGAGAGTGTCAACAGAGAGGACTATAGACATGTACTAGAGGAGTTTGGTATCTCTGAAGAAACGGCGCTTGCTGAGACTCATCAAATTGAAGACATGATAGGATTACCTAAGAGTAGCTATAAGATAAAAGTAGATCAGTCACCTATATCCGGTAAGGGGTTATTCGCAACCGCAAATATTGCAGCTGGTGATATCATTGCACCGGCTAAGATAAACGGTAAACGAACAATAGCAGGTAGATATACTAATCACTCTATTAAACCTAATGCAGAGATTCTACTTCTTGAAAACGGAGATTCGCTGCTGATAGCAAATAGAGATATTAGAGGTTGCACAGGCGGAAAAAATGGAGAAGAGATTACCATAAATTACAGAGTACCCTTACAGACTAATGGGAGGAAGGCACTATGTCAAGCTTCGTAGCATCGATAGTTGTAACAGTTGTCTCCTACGTTATTCAACAGCAGGCTGCGGATGATGCACGAGAAGCAGCACAACGAGCACAGCAAGAGGCACAAGCAAGAGCAGCTGCTCAACAAGCTGCGATGGATGCTGCTGCAGATGCTGCTAAGGGTACAAAGGTTGTAATAGCTAGTGAATCTGTTTCACTAAGAGTAGTATATGGTAGAGCATTAGTAGGTGGTGTTCGAGTGTACCATACAACTTTTAACAGCTACACTACTAAAGGTATATCTACTGGTGGTCAGTTGTTTCAGTCAGGCACAAGCCTCGATAGCAATATATCTGGGTCAAAACATGAATTTCTAATGGCACAACAAGCAATCTGTATGGGTGGCATTAACGGTGCATACGCAATCTCACTAGATGACAGAAATTTAAATGGTGACTACGTTAACGAGTATAATGACGTAATTTATGAAGCATCTGAACGCTTTGCAAACGGAGTAAGTGGAGCACTAAAGACGGGTGTTACACTAATCGATCCTTACACGCATGGGGCAAGGCTGCACATCTATCCTGATGGTAATATTGCTGATGAACTCGCTACTGCAAATGATGCTACACGGTCTACTGCGCTATTTACGAAGACAGCATATGCGACAGGTATCTATCGTTATAACCGTGATGACCCTCAGTTCGGAGGAGTACCCTCTGCCCAGTTCTATGTAGAAGGTATGAAGATACGTGGTATTGGAACAACTGGAGAGAATCCGTCGGGTTATGGTATTTCATTTACAAGAAATTATTCTAATAATCCTGCATTAGTTCTTTTAGACTATCTTATTGATACAACGTATGGACGCGGTCTTGCTATCGTAAATACAGGAACTTCCTATAATTGCCCAGAAATTAATCTAGGATCCTTCTATAGAGCAGCTCAAGTATGCGAGCGCGTAGTAATGACAGTACCGCTTGAGGGTGCCTTGTGGCGAAACAAAGGTGGTACCCGAAACGTTAAGTTATACGAGTGTAATATAGCTTTAGATACTTCAAAACCACTTAGAGACAATATAGAAATAATATTAAATACAATGGGAGATGCACAGCTAGTATGGTCAGCTGGGCAATACTCACTAAAGCTAAACTACCCAACAATTTGGGGTACTAATGGTATATCTATTACACAGGTGTTTCCAGTAACCACAACTGTTACAACTATCTTACCTACTACTACTGTCGCCCCTGTTAACCAGCCTGATGTCTTTATAGACCCTACTGGTATCTTTGGAGGAATTAGCACTTTCTTTGGAATAGATATCCTCTCAGTTTTTGGAGTTGCTTTCACTGCAGCAGTAGCACAGGTTGTAGAAACACCGCCTACTTATATAACATCGACGACTCCTGCGAGTACACTCACATCATACATACCCTATAACTTCGGCGATGTCGTGCAATTTACTACAGATTCTGGACCTAGACTTTTTAGATCAAAGGTTAGCAATAATGTAGCCCTGCCGACCAATACAACTTATTGGGAAGACATTATAAGTGCGGATATCTCTGATAACGACATAATCAGAGAAGGACAGACGAGTATAAGCTGGCCTAATGCGGGTACTCGTTTTAATTACTGCGTGATAAGATATCTGAATGAGGCTAAAGATTTTAAAGAAGATAATGTCTTCTGGCCTCCTAAGACAGAAAGTGTATATGCTGCGTATTTAGCGCAAGACAGTGGCTTACCGCTAGAACTTGAAATGTTTGCAGAAGGTTGTACTTCATCGTACCATGCCAGAGCATTGGCAGAGCAGAAGGTAAGGTCTAGTAGAACTGGCGTGACATATAGTTTTAGCCTAAACCATGAATTCATTCACTTAGAGCCTGGTGATTTTCTACAGATTAACTCAGATATTCTAAATATTCCCGGTGAACTAGTAAAGATAACTGAACTAAAACCAGAGGCTACCGGCGTTATACGAGTATCTGCTTACAAGTATGATGCAAATGATCTTGCTTGGAATGTGGCGGATAACGAGCTTTCCCCTATTAGAAATATATTTATATCAGATGTTACAAGCGTTGCTGTAGGTGATATTGTATTCGTAGATGATGGCTTTAATGGATACATTACATGGCCAGCTCTTACTGATAATAGAGTAATTGGCTACCAAATATTAACAGCAGCTGTAAATGCGGGTGTTAGTACAGAATGGATTGGTCGTGGTACAGTTACTGCAACCCGATATGATTTTCCTGACTTATATAGCACAGATTACTACGTAACGATAGTGCCTGTTACTTACGACGACAGAAAGCCATCTATAATAAATTGGCCTATAAAGTTTATTCCATACAGTCTTCCTGCAGCAGTAACAGGTTTAACTGCAGCCTTTACTGAAGCAGGCGTACGTGTTAATTGGAATGCTGTTGCAAGTCCTCGAATATCCCAGTATGAGCTAAGAGAGAATGGAGCATCTTGGGAGACATCTGATTACATTTGTACAGTAAAAACGACAGAAGTACAGCAACCGCCATTACTTGCCTCAACACATGTATATCGTATAAAGTCAATAGATATAAATGGACGTTATTCCTTAAACGAGACTACATTTTCTAGAATAGTAAATACACCAGCTGCTGTAGAGCTGACAAATCAAGTTATTGATAATAATGTACTGTTAATGTGGACTGCCAGCCTATCAAATCAACCTATTCGAACGCATGAAATACGAAGAGGAGATACGTATGCTACATCTACGTACATCGGGGAAAAGTCAGGCTTATTTACAACTGTATTTGAAATTAACGGCGGAATATTTAAGTACTGGGTAACTGCCATTGACATCGGTGGCAACTGTAGTGAACCTGCCAGTACTGTTGCGGTGGTTGCAGCGCCTCGTGATTACTCATTACGAAATGAAATTGATAGCTCTTTGCAAGACGAGACATATATAGATGTTACGGATTCCGGGGTTACACCCTCTAACTATTATGTTGATCTTTCATACTATAATGAGGTCTATTGCTACACTGACTTCACATTAGTAAATGGATCCTGGCATCAGGAGATCTTTGATCTCGGAGAGGGTTCATCTTTAGACATTCCATTAAGTACTGCGCTAGTAACATTGAATACAGCAGTTATCACACCAACGCCTATAGTAACAGTGTATATAAGTGGTTCACTAGATGGCTCGTCATGGAGTACAGCAATCAATGGCACCTCTGCTGGTTTATATAATTTTAGGTATGTTAAGGTAAGAATAGAGGTGACAGGTACAGGTGTTGTAGAACTGAAAGCACTTAAGTTGCAGCTATCCTCTACTACTATAAAAGAAGCAGGTAATATTGCATGCGTGTCTACAGATAGCGGCGGTACAATGGTTACCTTTGCGAATGCATTTGTTGATATCTCATCAATTACTGTAAATGCAAATGCAACTACACCGGTGATTGCGATATATGATTTTACAGATGTTCCTAACCCTACTTCATTTAAGATACTTCTGTTTGATCTTGCTGGAGCAAGGGTTAGTGGTAATGCAAGCTATCAGATTACAGGGGTGATATAACCTCAGAAATCTTCAAGAGTCAAGCAAATCGGGCGTAGACGCAGCAATTGGGTGGTCAGCATGACTGCCCTATGTGTCAGCTTTCGAGTGGCAGAGTTTCGAATTTTTGCAACGAAAATCTTTGCATATTTCAATAGTAGAGTCGCATAACAAATAAGCACTTTCTGTAAAGCTCGAACCCGCTAAATTAATGATAAGGGTGCCCTCCCCCTATATACTAATCGGATCAATGTGTCGTTGTATCAACAAAAGGAAATAATATGGCTAGATCACAACTTAGTACGATCTCGACTGATGCAACATCTGACACTGGTGGTGTGTTATGGTCTGTCGTACAGGGAGAGCAATTAGAATTCCCAATTTCTCTCAATTTTTTAACGAATGCTTACGGCTATACATTTGAAGCCGTTGTCATGGAAGCTTTAAATGTCTCCGGTGTAGATGCTCTTCCGACTCAAGCAAGAACTAATGGTATTAATACAACGTTAGTGACAAGAGTTCCTGTTGAAATGGGTGTATATTCTGCAGGTACTACTTATGCAAGGGAAGAAGTTGTAGAGCATCCTGCAAGCTCTGGGCTATACTTTAAATCAAAAGTAGGCTCAAACCTTGCAAATACGCCTGCTACTAATACTGCGTACTGGGCATCTTACGTACCTAATCAAGTGTTTATACAATTCCCAGAGTCACTTTCACAAGTCGTTGCAGCTTCTCCTATTTCGACTACAGCTGCATCTAGCGCAGGTGGCGTGGCTACTATTACGCTTGGTAGTAACATGCCTCAAATTCCAGCTGTCGGTACTACTGTAACTATCTCAGGTGTATCGCCAGTAGGTTTTAATGGAACATATACAATTACTGCAGCTACTATAAATAGTGTGTCTTTCGCTAACGCTACAGCTGGTCCTCAGACAGTCGCCGGTACATGCGTTGTAAATGCCGGTTGGGTTGTTCAGCCTACATTTGTATCTTCTGTTTATGGTTACTTTGAGTTACGAGTAACAGAACCTGCAGGTGGTATCTTTCAAAGAACATGGAAGCCTATGCGTGGCATTGTAGAAGTTTTATATAGTCCGACTAAGCTAGTTTAAAGGGGGTGGTATGTATACGCCAACTGAAGTTGTTAAGCGTATAACTGTAAATCTACCCGAAAGCTCGACAGTATCTACTTCAACAGTTGAGCGTACAAACACGGTAGTCTTGCCTGTTGTCGCTTTAACTACCAATGTGTCAGCTCTAGCCATTAGTGAGCAAGTTGTACAGCCCGTCTTTGAGATTGTAATACCTGGTGTCAATAGTATACATCCCGGACCTGACTTGTATCTATCGAAACTGATATATGCGAGTATTTCTGAGAGTCTTGTACAGCATGTAGATGTCATGAAAGATTCTACTATTGACGTCACTGATATATTCTCGTATATCAAATATGTATTCGCGAACTTCGATGAAACAGCTATTACTAGCGAAACCTTCGACTATATTAATGGAATCTGGTACCCGCTTTCATCAACAGACTTTGCATATCTAAGTGAGCAGGTATTGATTACACTGATACAGCCTCTTTTAGTTGCAGATGGCTTTAGTGTTATTGATAGTCTTTTGTTCGTTAGTAATAAGGCCATAGATGATAATACATCAATTGCTGAGATTCTTGATACCCTTTCTGTTTTTGATAGGATATATGATGATTCGCTTTCTAACATCGATTCTATAAGTAATGATCTTACTAAACCGTTTGCAGATGCCACTTCTGTTTCCGAAGTATTAAGTATCATACCTAGCAAGGTATTGGGTACAGATGTGACGTCTGCTACAGAAGCCCTTATAAGCGGGCTAGATAAGATATACGTAGATGCAACATCAATTGCTGAGATAGTGGATAATACTGCTATGTTTGATAGATCATTAATTGATACCTCCGCAATAATTGAGGCTGCTGCATACGTTGTAAATCTTAGTGAATTAGATACTACAAGTATCGGTGAAAGTGGTGTCTTTATGAATCTCGATTATGTTGACCTTACATACTTCTCTGAAGTTTACGCAGGTACAAACTTAACATTTTAAAGGATAACAAATGAGCAATATCATCATTCGACCTAACGGTTGGAAAGAAGACAGTGTAGGTATGAAGGGCTACGTAGAACTTGTACTTACAGATAAAAATGGAAATGTTATTGCAGAACGTGAAGGCTCTAATCTTATCACTACTTCTGGCCGTCAGCATATTGCAGCTAAATTATCAGGCTTATATACTACATCTAATGCTGTAACAATGGGTTGGATGGAAGTTGGAACGTCTACGCAAACGGCAGCAGCAGCAGATACACTTTTGATTACACCAGTGGGTGCCTCACGTGTTGTAGCTACGCCTACTATTGTATCCGGTAACGTAGTAAGCGATAGCGTTTCATATGCCGCAACCTTTCCTGCAGGTACCGGAACCGGTGCATTGACAGAAGCGGGTATCTTCAACGTTGTGACTGCAAATACTGTATTTATGCTAAATCGGATTGTGTACGCTGTGATTAACAAGGGCGTTAATGATACATTAACCGTGGCATGGAAAGTGACAATAGCTTAATATTAGAGCACACCTTGAGTGTGTACTCGAGGTGATTCTCTTTTAATAGGAAATAAATATGTCAAATTTAACTACACGTGCAACAACCAATACTTCAGAGGTGTCAGGCACAGTTACAAACAAAGGTGCAGCACTAACTAATGCTGAGCTTGATGCAAACCTTATCACATTAAATAATAGCAAAGCAGAGAGTGCTCATACTACTAGCACTGATGGCACTATCTTGGCAATGTCTGGAACCACTGGTCGTAAGATTAAGGTAGCTAGTGCTGCTGAGATTGTGGCTGCAATTGGGGCTACAGCTGTTACTAATGCTACTAATGCTACTAATGCTACAAATGCTACAAATGCTACAAATACTACTAATGCATACACGACTGCGCAAAGTGCTTCTGCTACTTACCAGTTAGTAATGCAAAGTGCAACAACTAGTGGCAATGCAGCGCTATCTATAAGTTCTACCACTAAACCTTTAACATATAATCCATCTACTGGTGATTTGACTTCTGCGGGTAACGTAACTGCTTACTCTGATAATCGTTATAAGAAGAGTTGGAAGGTATTTGGAGAGGACTTTTTAGGGCAGTTCGCTAAGACTCGTTATGGTACTTACCAGCTAAAGAGTGATAAGACTAATCGCAGAATGATTGGCGTGTCTGCTCAATCCCTTGCAAAGACAATGCCAGAAGCTATTATCGCTGATGAAAAGGGCAAACTCTCAGTAGCCTACGGAAATGCCGCACTTGCTGCTTGTGTTGAGCTTGCAAAAGAGGTAATATCGCTGCGTGCTAGATTGGATGCATTGGAGGGTAAGTAAATGGCTATTCACGGCAGCGGAACCCCAATACTATTTACTCAGATCGAGGCTGAGTTCGGACAAAACGCCCCTCGCAGCCTCTCGGCGTACTATCGTGGTGGCGCTCGTGTTCCCAACGGGCCTGCAGCCAATAATAATATTGCCACGTCTGGTGCTATAAACATGGGTAGCTTCTATGGTGCAACAAATCGCATCGTGGTCAATCTCTCGATTAGCGCCAACACTAGCAACTACAGCATTTGGGCCAACAAGGGTGGCACTTACGTCGCCGGTATAACCGACATCATCCTGACCATCACAGGGGCTTACACGGTCAGCGCCAGCGGCGGGAATCCTGCGCTCGATACGGGCAGCGGTTGGTCTGCCGGTGACACACTCTCACTGATCAACACTAGTGGCGGTGTAGTACAGGGGCAAGCCGGAACGAACGGTGCCGGAGGCACTGGCGGAAACAGCGGGACAACTGGCAGCTACAATAAGACGGGCGGCGGCGGTAGTAATGCCGGATCTGGTGGTATTGCGCTTAAGGCCCAATTTGCAATATCCGTTACAAATGCTGGCGGAACTTTAGCTGGCGGCGTAGCTGGTAGTGGCGGCGGCGGCGGCGGCGGCGGCGATATGTACGACGACGCAAAGGGTACTATTTTTGGCGCTGGTGGCGGTGGCGGTGCCGCTTATGGCGGTGGCGGCACAGGCTATAACGGCGGCGGCGGCGGTAGCTCTGGAGCAGCAACTACGGGCGGAGCTGGCGGCACGCACGCGTATGCGACAGGTGGTAATGGGGGCAACCTAGGGGCTGCTGGTAGTGCTGGCAATAACGTGAATGCCAACTACCACGGATCGGGCGGTGCTGCCGGTTCTGCCGGGTCTGTTGGGTATTACATCAACGGCAATAGTTATGTGACGTGGGTATCCAACGGAACCCGTACTGGCAATGCTGTTTAATCAATAGGAGCTATCATGCAAATCAAATATAAAATCATTGAAGTAAATTCTGACGAGCAGCAGATTGTCGTGCGCTTTTATTCAGATGAAGTTCCAGAGGCTTCGCTGGCATCACAAGTTGATGGTGATGGAAACATGCTTCGCTGTCGCACAGACGTTGCTATTTCGCTTCCGCTTCCTACACCTTCGGGTGCTGAACTTGAGGCAATTATTCTGCAAAATTGTCCTGTTAATTTCTTTAAGATAAAAGCTGCCGTGGCTGATCTAAATCAGGATACCAGTATGTCCGAAATTCTGCCAATGGTGGGTCTTGAAGTGATTCGGCAAATTACGCCATTGGTCGCACCGAGTAATCACACAATAACTCCGACTGTTGTTCCGGTAGAAGTATTGTGAAATTCAATGCCTTTGTTGTTACGAAAGTGGGCGATTTTGACGTTGCTGAAGCCGTGTGTCAGGTCGGCGAACGCTACGACATCAGCTTTTCAGCCGAGACGCCAACCAATAAAATGCCGGCAATCAACTTGATTATGGCGGGGCGGTTCTCTTACGGCCCCATGCCCGATGCCAGCATCATCGAAATGTCGCAAGGCTACTCATCACACCTGAACGCGGTGCGTCCTATTGGCGACCGAGCAATTATCAGTCTTGAGGATGGCAGCATTTATCTCTGTCTATCATCGCAGGGTAAACCATACGGCACGCGGCGCATCGAGTTGAGCGCGGGTCAAAGTGCCGTCATTCGACAGGGCGCAACATTCGCCGTGGCAAAAGGCGGCTTCAGTGCGAATGCTGTCGTGAAATCTGCTCCGCTGGTCGCTCATGCACTATCTGGCCCCGTCGAGATCATCGCTAGTTCGGACTTTGTGGCTGTGGAAATGTGGCTGCAATGAGATTCTTCGACCGATTTCCTGAGTTTGTCGAACAGGACAACAGGGCTACTCGCGCCTTTGCACCAGTGACGAAAGAATCTCTGACCAATCGCTGTATGGCTTTCATGCCTGACGTACAAGGCAAGTCTGTGCTTGATCTCGGTAGCGGCCTTGGCGCAATGGGTATGTGGGCAATGGCGCACTGCGCAACTTTCTACACAGGTGTTGAAGTTCAACCCGAATACGCTGATCGCTCTGAGCAACTTCTTGCCATGCAGCTCAATGCCAACACTTTTCAAGTCGCCCGACAGGATGTTCGCGCTTTTCTCGAACTTAATCCGAAGCAATACGACATCGTTCTGGCGTGCGGAATTATCAATGCCTTCATCGACCCGTTTGCTATTCTCAAGCTGATCGCGGAAGCATCAAGTAAAGAAGTGGTGATCGACGCCATGTATCCGTGGGGTACGGCAGATCAGGGTATTGCACTGATCGAAATCTGCGAGGATGCACAGATTATTAACGTAGCGACGGCCAACCGCAGCGACCAGTATTTCAAGGCGACCGGGACGCGACTAACGCCAACTGCCCTCAAGGTGATTATGAAGGGGTTGGGCTTCGGCTATTCTGAACCCTTGATGCCTGCACCGAATACCGACAAGCGAGTGCATGACGCCTATCACGACCCGCTAGAACGCGACACCACATCAACTGTGCCGTTCCGCTACGCCCTGCGCTTTGTTCGTACTGGATCACATCTGCGCGAACTAGCTCAGGTTGTAGCTTTGGCAACAGATACCCCGATCACTTACGCAACGCCGCCGCGCATTGCCGGTACATGGGCATTCGATGCGGCGGTCGCAGACAGGTTTCAGCGTGAGGCACTGGCCCACATCCCTGACTACGAGCGAGTGATTGACATGAGCATTGATATACTCGACTGCACGCTGCAAGGCGCAGGTCGGGTGCTCGATGTGGGCAGCGCCATCGGCTATACAGTAGGGCGCTTAATCGACGCAGGCTATGATGCCTACGGGGTTGAAGCATCGGCGGCGATGGCGGACAAAAGCCAGCACACGGAGCGAATCATTCTCAGCGACAGCTTCCCTGCGCAGTCGTGGGCTGCTGTACTGGCGAACTGGACACTGCACTTCATTCCAGAGCGCGAAGCATACCTTGCCGCCATACACGACCATCTGATTGACAACGGCGTGTTGGTGCTGACTGACAAAATGGACTGTGAAAATCTTGCTAACAGTCTGTATCTCGACTTCAAACGCAACGCCGGTGTGTCTGATGCAGAGATCGCAGAGAAGGTAAATGCGATCAAAGGTGTGCTGACGGTCAGGCCACTGACATGGTATCTGGCGGTGCTGAACAGAATCGGTTTCCGTGAAGTTCAGGTAATGAATGCCCGGTTTGGTTTCGTTACGCTGGTGGCGAGAAAATGATGTACGACTACTTCCACAACCTGTTCCTCGCCGTCGATCAACTGATCAACACGATCATCGGCGGCGATCCCGACGAGACATTTTCGTCCAGGGTGGGCAAGTGCCAGCGCGGGGATCATGGTGTGTGGATTCGTATCCCTGCTACACCATTAGCATGGTTCATTAATGTACTATTTTGTTGGCAGGGATGGAATCACTGTATAAACTGTATTGAAGACGACGAAGGTCAACGGGAGCTAATATTAATAAAGTCAAAATAGTCCGTTTCGATTATAGTGATCAAGGCACCTTTGGAAAGATATATTATCCAGACCATGTAAGGTTTACAGGAGAGTTACCTGATAGAAATAATCAGAGTAATATCTCTTGTATTCCTAAAGGTACCTATATTGTTCTTTGGACATTATCGCCAAGGCTTAAAGTATTTACATATGAAGTCCAAAAAGTTCCTAAGCGTGGCGGTATAAGACTGCACTCGTCGAACCTTATGGGTGATGCTACGTTAGGATACAAAGCTCAGCTACTTGGGTGTATATCTTTCGGAGAACGTCTGGGCTATATTCGAAACCAAAAGGCGCTACTTCTCTCACGCCCTGCAATGGACAACTTTGTCCTGATAATGCAGAAATTACCATTTATATTGGAGATAACGGATGCGAATGACAGTAAGCTTTAACAAGCAGTTGATACACTCTAGTGTACAAATGTTAGTGCAGTCGGGTGTTATGAGGTGTTCTTTCTCTGACTATAGAGGGTTTAATAATGCTTGAAACTCTAGGAACAATCTTCGGGGCAATCTTTAGTGGTGGTGCTACGGGCATTATTGGTGTTGTAGCGCAAAGATTTGCTGACTACAAAAACAAACAACTAGACATGCAGCTTGAGAATCAGCGCCATACTAATGCTGTAGCTTTGCGTGAGGTTGATGCAAAGATCATGGCGCAAGAAGCTGCTGCTAAAGTCCAAGTTGTAACTCTTGAAGGAGAGAATGCGGTTAATCTTGCAGATGCCCAAACAAAGGGTATAGAAGCTGCGGCTGACGCTGCGGCCTTTTCTAAGTCATACGATTTGGAGCCTAAACAATTTACTACAGGAAATCTAAGTAGTAATCAAAGATGGGCAATGGTAGTACTAGATTTTGTTAGAGGCTTTGTACGTCCAGGGTTAACAATATATCTTTGTGTTCTGACTACACTGATTTACTTTCAGGCAAGAGATCTACTATCAAAAGAAGATCTAGATGTAAAGCAGGCTATGGATCTGACAGACTACATTGTCCATAGTATTATATATCTATTCACAACTGTTACTCTCTGGTATTTTGGAACTCGTAACAAGGCAACACAAAAGTAATACACCCTGGGCTGTCTATAATAGACGACCTGGGGTTTTTAATCTGCGCATTTCCAGGTATCTTATATGAATACCAATCAGGTATTATAATAATAAAAAGAGGATATCATGAATTGGAATACTTTATTTAATTATATAGACGGCAAGCTATACTGGAGAAATTCTGGCAAGTTGGCTGGGTATCGAAGCGGCAGCGGCTATATTGCTGTAACGGTTGATAGTAGGTTGTATATTGCCAGCAGAATAATATGGGAAATGTTTAATTCAGAGATACCTCCTGGCATGATAGTGGAGCATCGTGATGAAAATAAACTTAATAACAATCTTGAGAATCTTAGACTAGGTACGCATGCACAGAATATGCAAAATAGAGGAAAACCCTCTAATAACACATCTGGTTATAAAGGTGTGACATGGCATGAGCGTGATGGTAAATGGCGTGCTCAAATTAAGACTAATGGCAGTTATAAGCAAATAGGTTCCTTCACTACGCCGGAGCTTGCTTATGAGGCATACTGTAAGAAGGCGAAGGAGCTCCATGGGGAATTCTTTCATAATTAAAAGGAGTAACCTAATTGAGATTAACAATTAGCCTAACTTTAATAGCAGTCGCATCTCTCGTAGTATTCATTGAAGGTGTACGTCCTAAAATGAGTGCTCCTAAAGTACAGCTAGAAGTAGTCGCAGTATCACAATCTGCTAACACTAATGTCTCCACGAGAGACTTGAAATGCTTAGCAGAGAATATCTATCATGAAGCTCGCGGCGAGGGTTTCTATGGAATGCTTGCTGTGGCAAACGTAACACTCAACAGGCTGTCTACAAAAGGATTTCCAGATACGCTCTGTGAAGTTGTACATCAGCCCTCACAATTCAGCTGGACCTTGATGAGAGATCAACTTGGCATTTACGAAAAAGTTGCCTATGCGCAATCTGTCGAAATAGCTAAATACGCCTTGACAACCGGCGAAGATATAACTGGAGGGGCCTTGTTCTTTCATACAGTGCAATTAAAGAGACCGAAATGGGCTCGGAGCTATGAAGAAGCGATTATTATCAACAACCACATTTTCTATAAAGGGAAATAAAAATGGTACTCTCGGAGGAGATTGACCTGGCATTAGTTGAAGGCATTATCATGGAGCAGGCTGATCGTAACTCAGCACTGTACCGTGAGGCAAAGCTAAATTGGTGTATGGATGAATTTGAAAAGGCTATACACAGGCTCAATCCAATTAATCTTTCGCTGTACGTATAGAACTACACCTGATACTGCCCAGGTAGACTGGCAGTGTTTTTATTTAAGCGTAATCTGGAGACACGACGTGGTGCACGTGATCGCAAGGAAAGACACAGCCTTATTACGCTTAAATAAACTGCGCAAAATGAAGTATCTTATATGAGTAGAAACAAATAACCAATAAAGGAGCTACATAATGAAACCATACTGGATCAAGATCGTAGTTGATGGTGTTCGTCACGAGTATAAGTGCATTGCTGCATGCTGGTACGATGCATGGAACATTGCAGTGACAGAGTGGGGTATCCCGCAATTAATCTGCGTCAAACCTGTTAAATCTTAGGAGGGTATCATGCTTGAGGCTGTCATCACGTTCGTTGTCCTGAACGTATCTGCAATGCTTGGTGGACATGCTGCTGACTACAACAAGCAAGTGCTCCAGCACACTGAACGCCAAGTTGTAGCTACACAGGCTCTAAATGCAAATCAACCTGTTACTGCTGAAGTCCAGAAGCGAGAAGAAGATAAGATGCTTGCAATTATTAATAAGTAATGAGCTGCAGCCCTGCCTGTCGGGTTAAAATAGACAGGTATTTATATAAGATAATCTGAAAGGAAATTGCGCAAAACGGGATATCTTATATGAATACAACACAAAGGAGATACAAATGAAAAATGCATTAGTAATTGCAAAGGAATGGTTATTAGTTATTATAGCTTTTCTTGTAGTGTTACACATCACAGACACGCGTGCTGAAACAAAAAATCCAGATTACGATAATGTAGCGGCTACAGCAATGTATGGATATGTGATCGGCTCTTTTGGTGGCTCGTACATTGGAGCGGTTGCCTCAATACAGCCAGTTTTAGTGAATGGTGTACAGGCTACTACTGCTGCTGGAGCTCCATTATATTACGCACCTTTTGGACCAATCCTTGCTTCAGGCTTTGTTGGAGCAATATCTGGAGCTGCTGTAATGTCATCGTCATATGTAGTTGCAGATGCTATCCAAGAAAAAGGAATTAAGAGATATCATAAAGAGGTTATTGCATATTATCAACCTGTATTTGATATTACTATTGACTTTTATAAGAATCTCTTTAAATAGGAGCTGTCATGATTGAATCGATGTTTGTAACTGCCATGATTGTATTGGCTAGCGCAGTCGGTGGCGCTATGTGGGAAAACAAGCAGCATGCCACACCACCCTCTGCAATAGTTGTTAATAAGGATGTAGCAGCAGCACAACAAGTTCCTGTCAATACACAGACTACTGAAATTAAGGAGAAATAAATGAAACTTAAATATTATGATAATCTTACTGTCTTTGAGAAGAATTCACTTCTCTTGAAAGTAATAACTGGCCTTATTGTGGGCTTCTTTATTATGCTCTTTGCTTCCGGTGTCAGTCTCAGTATTTCTGAGAAAAAGGCAGATACGACTATCAAGCGCCTAGAGCAACAGGTGCAGGCTGTAAATGCAAAACAATTGGCCGAGCGTGAACTCACTGAAGGCAAACTTAATACACTCGTACTCGATAACAAACAGCTACAATTTAATCTAAAAGCGTTACAAACAGCAAATGCTGAGTTGCAAGCTACAGTAACTGCTAAAGAGCTGAAAGTAGTTAAGCTAGGGCGCGACTTGAAAAATACGCAAACTAAGCTAGTAGTAATTGTTAAGAAATTTACTGATGAAAAGGAGGAGATTGCAAGGCCATCTTTTAGCAAGGCGACTGTAATGGCTTATAACAGTTTCCTAAATTGGTTTAGATGAGTAAGGAGAAGAAAGGTAGTAGAGGCGGTGACATACCTTTTGTAAAATTTATAGAGTACTTAGGTTCAGGTACGTCCTCGGCATTGTATGATAATCTCTTTAAAGTAATTGCACTAGCATTTAGTGCAGACAGAGGCGCAAAAAAGATTATGAAAACAATGACACCTGAACAGAAGAAGTTTTATGAAAGGCCATTTGATTAATACAGGAGGCACCTTCGGGTGCTTCCTATATTGATTTCCTTTCTTTTTTTTTTTTTTTTTTTTTTTTTTTTAATATCCTT